ATGAGCGACTTCGTGCCAACCGCTACCGAGCTTCAACTGGCGCAGATGGTCGCCGTCTGGCGCCAGGGCGAGGCCGCCAAGCACGACCCGGTGCTGGTCAATATGCTGGCTCGCCATGCGGCCACGCTGAACCGGATCGCTCCAGGCGCTGCCGAGAAGGTTCTGGCCGCCTTTGAGGACATGAAGGCGCAGGGATTATCGCTTCGCGCCGCATCAGGTGATCATCCATGACGCGATACAAGGGCATGTCGAGCAAGCAGGTGCTGGACGCGAACGACCTGGCGGAGCTGGACGACATCTACCGACGCCTCCAGCGACTTCATGGCCAGTTGAACCCGGTATCGTCTCAGCGCTTTCCGCTAATGGCCGCGTCGGCAACGGTGAAGGCCGCCTGGACCGACCTCAGCGGCGCTGCGTTTAGTTGGAGCTACCCTTACGAGGGCATGGCGCGCGCTGTCGATCGGTCTAGGATCAAGCTTCAGGAGCCCGACTCCACAACCGGCTGAGGGCGTGAGAGGCTTCGCCCAAGGTGGTCATATCCTCAGCGTTCGAAACGCGGTTGCTGACCAAAGCAAAGGCGAGCGCGGCGCGGCGAATCGAGACCTGGCGGCCCTAAGCTGACGCGCCCTCCATCGCAGACAACAATGGAGGGCGCCGCTTCCCCGGATGCGCACGCGGGCCAGCGAGGCGCGGCGCATCACCTTAACTGATCCAATATCCTGGGGTTCCGAAAGCAGGGAGGATTTTGGGCGCGTATCCAGGAGAGATTTGTCGGGCTCAAGGCAATGTGGGACGCTCCGGCATTATGACCGACAGCGCCCGCACTCTCAAAGACCTTGAAGATTTTGCAGAACGGCTTAACGGCCCCCTTGGGGATGCACTCCGGGCTACGGGCGTACTGCTGGAGAGGCGGCTTCGCGAGAGAAGTCTGGTTTGGGCGGATCTAGACGACAATCAGGTCGCCGATCTCTTTCTCACCGCATTCCTGGAAGCAGCGCCGGATGCCTACCCACACGTTGAACGGGCAGCGGTGGAAGAGGCCGTGCAGGCCATGGCTGCAAACGTGAAAATGGAACTGGCCGCCAACGCTGGCGGCAGCACTACGCAGAACTGAAAGCCCCTCGCCGGCGCTTGGGGCATCCGGCGAGGGGCTCTGTCCAGAAGGCAGCCCCAGAGGATGGGAAGGGCTGCGATGAGCCAACTGACCAGACTGAAGACGGTTCCCAACGAAGAAAGGCCCGCCCTCCGAAGAGAGCGGGCCTCAAAGGCGGAGCCCAAAGCTCGACGCTGACTAAGCTGCCAGCGGCTCTGCCCGCCCGCCGACTAGCAAATCGAATAACCTGACGGCGGCGTCATATGAGGGCGCCTTAGCGATCACCTCGAGCCCGGCCCGTGGGTTCTGGCTGTCGATTTCGTAGACGAAATACCCGAAGTCGCCTCCGAGACCGCTTTTCACCGACTCACGGTATGCCTTTGCTGAAAGGGGGGAAACGCACAGCGTGCGCCCTCCGGGAACCGTCGCTGAAAGGAAAACATCTTCCATGGCTCCGCTCTCCAAAAAATACCGATACAATGCCGAGCCCAGGCTGTCCGCCAATCAGCTCGCTGAATATCTTAAGGCTTCGTCCGCGAGGCGTAAAGGAATCATTAAGGACGCCAAGTTTCCAAGAACCGCAGTAGTCGCTCAATACAGACACGCGAGGGAGGCAATATCAAAGTTCATCTGCTCCGATATTAGAGATCATAGAATTTTAGCAGATGTCACAAACGCCTTGACCGAAAAGGAGAGCGACGAAGATGCGACCGGTTGGTCACGTGACGACGCGAGGCGGTCTCTAGAGGCGATTCAGGTTTTCCAGAAAAGCATGAATGCCATGGGCGTGGATAAGTTGGATTGTCGCCCGATCGCTAGCGCGCAGCCGCCTCTCCTTATCGGCGGCGTCACCATTAGTGTTTCCCTCGACGCCACTGCCCATCGCATATCCAAGGGCAAAGATATGGTTGGCGGTGTCAGCTTCCTCTTTTCAAAGGCCGCCGAGACTTCCGGGACCGCGAGAGCTGACCGCTGCAAAGTGGCATCGGTACTCACCATGCTATTTGCCCAGGAACACTTAGCATATCTCGGTCAGGCAGACCCCGCTATTTGCTTTTCCTTCGATGTGATGGCCGGAAAAGCCTACCCGGCGCCCAAAACCTACAAAACGCTGCTCACAAATATGGAGGCGGCCTGCGAGGAAGTAACCTTACGTTGGGCGGTTACCCCTGCTCCCGATGACTATGACGGACCTCCGTGGTCCTAACGCCAAGCTCGCCACCACGGCCGCCCTATTCGCTCGACGGCCTCCGCATCCCTGGCCTCGCAGGCGCGCACGATCCCGATCACGTCCGAGGTCCTGCCGTTCGCCGTCCTGAGAGCGCCAGTCTGCGCCACCCCGAACGCCATCCAGTCCCGCTCGTCGGAGGGCTCCTGCGGAAGGGCGGCGGACGGGACAGGCTCAGTCCACCCGGCCGGGATCAGTGCGGAACACGGCGCACTGTGCATCACGGTAATCGGAGAGCTGGCACACCCTGCGGCGAGCAGCGTCAGCGGCAGCATTGCGATCAGACGCATGGCGGATTTCCTTTTCAGCCTGGGTGACGATTGAGGCGGTGGATTGGTCTCGGGCGTCGGCCCTGTCGCGGATGGCGCTGGCGTCCTGCGCAGCGGCCGTGCGGCCCTCGGCCAGGGTCTTGTGCGCCTCGGCCTGCCGGAGCCTCTCAGCGGCCTTCTGTCGGTCATCGACGGCGCACATGGTCAGAAGGATCAGGGCGAGGGCGAGACAGGCGACGGCGAGCCAGCCGGTGGCGGTGATGTCGCGGAGCCGGATCATCGGCGTTTCTCCGCCTTGACTGCCTCTGCCATGGCCAAGATCACGTCGTCAGAAAGCCCGCCGATGAAGGCTCTATCGTCCCTTTGGCTGGCCTCATCCCGATACAGCGTCCATTCGGTCGCGCCGTCATAAGCGCGGCTCTTCACAAGACGCAGCGGTTGCTTATGGCGGGTCTGTCCGACCGCATATTCGATCTTTGCAGGGGTCATAGGATCAGTTCCTTCGCTTGCGCGGTCCGACGGCGGCGATCTTCCAGCCCGTTCGTCCCGCCGTTGATGGCCTTGGTCAGACCCAGCAGATCGTCAGCGTCGGCCTTGGCGTTCAGCTTGCGGTCGCTCCAGTAGACGCAGCCCACCAGCAGACCGATCGACGGATGCGAGACGATCTCCGGGTGGCGCTCCAGATCGATGCCGATCTGCCGGCCGTCGCGACGATAGTTGTCGCGGCCCGTAGTCTGAATCGGCCCGCGTCCCTTGAACCGGCGGCCGTCGCCCGGCTGGGTGTTGCCGAGATCCGCGCGTCCCTCATAGGCGGCCCCGCTGGCGATCTCCTCCATGTATCGGAAGCCGCCGCTCTCATGGGCGCACTGGCCCATGAAGTGCGCCAGGCGCAGGCCGCTATCGAGGATGCCGTAGGTGCGGAAGTGGACATTGGCCGCGAGGCCCAGTTCCTCGGCAATCGGCTTCTGCGCGCCCATCCGCGCGAACAGGGCCGTCAGGGTTCCGGCGCCGATGATGCCGTCAACGGACACGCCGAGGCGGCCCTGCAATCGACGTGCGTCGAGCATGGAGGTCTCCAGTTCAGATTGTAAGGGGAATGGCCGCACAGCTAGACAAGCGGGCTGGCCAATTACACAGTATCGTCGTTCACCGAGAGGGATCGAGATGCCACGAAGACGATCCAAACACTTACTGGAATCTGCGCTGATCGCCCTGTGTCTCGCGATCTTCGGAGTGCTTTATTGGCTGGCGGCAGGCGGGTAAGCGCCAGATAGCACTGCAACCACATCGAAGATCGCTTCGTTCAGGATCGGCCGAAAACGAGGTTCATAATGAATCAGAAGCCAGTTATTGAGCGCGCCTTCGAGTTGGCCGACAGCGGACGCTTCCGTATTCCTAGTGAAGTGCGCAAGGCGCTATTTCATGAAGGATACACGCGTTCAGATTTGTTTGGCCTAGAGGGTAAGGCGACGTGGAGCCAATTGCGTGACCGATGCAGCAAAGCAGGCAGGCAATCGCTCACGCCTGCTTAGGCGACGCGATTAACGCTCTGCCGTCTCACGTTCCGCCACAAGACATGGGCGGTGTAGGCCACGGCGCAGACCAGCAGCGCCTCAGTGTGCGACGCGCTGTAGTCTCCAACGGCAACCGTCAGGGCGTAGGCCCCCAGGACCAGCGACAGGGCGAACAAGGCTCGCCGCACGTCGCCCGGCCCCTCGGGATAGTCGCCCATCCGGGGCTTCAGCGCTTGCGCACGCAGCTGCAGGCAGGCGCTGCCGTAGCTGCTGGCCAGCGCAGCGATCCAGTCGACCCAGGTCATCCCGACTTCTCCTTGCCCAGGCGGGAGGCCCAGCGCTTGGCCCCCTCGATGACGAGCGGCAGAAGCTCCCAGCCCAGCCCGCCGACGACGAAGCCGACGGCGACGGGATCGACGGCCGCCCTCAACCCCTCGAACGGGATCAGGGCCACAAGCGCGGGGCCGAGGGCATAGGCGCCGATGGTCCCGACCAGCAGCCCGGCCGTGACATTGACCAGAGCCCGCCAGAAGTCGGTCAGCGTCGGCCGATGGCCCGCCTTCACCAGTTGGACGAAGGTGTAGACGCCGTAGACCAGCGACCCGGCCGCGCCGCCGAAGGCATAGCGCAGCCGCCCCAGGTCGAAGCCAGGGGGTAGATCAGACAGCATGCGCCGCCCTCCTCTTTCAGATTGTCAGGAAACAGCCCGCCAGAGGCGAACCGGGTTCGTCAGGCTTCCGGCTCGGCCAGGGCCTCGGGCGCCGGTTGCAGCGCCTGAACCCGACCCTGCGCGGCGGACAGACCGCTCTCCATCGACGTAACGATGCGTTGGAGCATCTGCTTGGTGCCTTCAGCTCCCTGCGTTCCGAGCGGGCGCGGCAGGTCGTCCACGCTATCGGCAATGGCGGCCTTCACACCGGACAAGAAGGCAACTGCCTGTTCCCCCGAAAGGAAGGCAACGGCTGCGTTTGCGGATGGCAACCGAGCTGCCTTGGCGGCTTCAGCGGCGGCGGCCATGGCGGCTTCAGCGGCGGCGAGCCTTTCAGCGTCTGTTTGCGTCATAGCGATCACCCTCCCCTAGTTATGTTCGCTACGGCCGGTGCCGGTCGTTCGATCCTCACCGCCGCGATGGCGGGTAGACCTTCGAGCGTTCACCCAGAAGATCAGGGCGATGACCCCCAAAAGCAGGGCTAAACCGAGATAGATCATCGGCTGCATGGCTCACTCCTCGTTGTAGAAAATCTCGACCTCGATCACGACATTCCCCGTGTTCCCGGCCGCGTCCCTAGCAGAGCACCCGAAGACAGCTCGCTTCGTCTGATTGGTCAGGTCGGTGTCGAATGAGAAGACGTGCTGGAAGGGCGCTGTCGTGTCGGTCCAGCGCGACAGCGAAGCCTCAATCGCAGCGTCACCGCTCATGCGGTAGACAATGAAGTCAACCGGCCCCACGGCCCCGACCGCTTCAACTGTGACGTTGGCAGTGCCGACCGAGCCCGGTCCCGTGCGTGAAGCGCTGATGTACATATGGGACGACTTCACATGGAAGCCGACCCCGCTGGTGTTGTCGAAGTTATAGGGAGCAGTGGTCATTCGACCGCTGTACCCGTTGGCTGTCGTCATGGCGCCGAGCGCAATGCCGACAGGCCCCCACCATTCCCGCAGGTTCGCATTGGCGCCGAACGGCGCGCCATCCGCCCGGACATAGACGGTCGATCCCTCAACAGTCTGCCAGGTGTCAGTCGCATCGTCGAAGACGGTGTTGCCGCCGAAATAAATCTGCTCCGCGCCGAAAGCCACATACGCGCCCCCCAGAGCCGATACGGCCTCGATGATCGCAGGCTTACTGCCTGACGCCTCGGACTTGATGCGCCAGGAAGCGATGGCCTGCTGGTTCTCCAAGTCAATGATCGCGAGGGACTGTTGGGTGACCGCCGCGTTGACTTGGGTCGAAGCGCCCTCACTATAACCAGACAAAACCGTCTGCGTTGCTGTCGCGGGGCGGCTATAGGGCCGGATGAACGGCATGAAGGTGTAGCCGACACCTCCGGGCGAAAGGTTCCGGACCAGAAGCCGTCGGTATGCGGTCCCGGCCGGAGCCGTTGCAAACCCACCCACGCGATCGAAGTTAGCCGGGTTACCACCATGGCCGCCGCCCGGTCGGCCTCCTGTCGCGAGCAGTGCGTTGTCGATGACGTTCTTGCTCTCGTCGCCGAACTCTATCCAGACCTGGCCGATAGCCGCGTGGATAGCGAGCATTGCGCCGCCCTCGTATCGCGCGTGCCCTTCCGCGGTCATCCAGCCAGAGCGCCAGTCCCCAAGCGCCCCTGCAGGCGGGTTGCCATTCAGGAAGCTGTAGAGGACGTTCTGATTGGCGGACCAATAGACATCGAAGTTCGCGCCAGACGACGCGCTGAGGTAGTTGCTGGCGAAGCCCCAGCTCGTATCGCCTGCCACATAGCCCCTGAACTCACTGTCCAGGACCTCGTTTACTCCTGAACGCGCCTCGACCCGATTGACAGCCTCCGCCCGCGCCGTCACCTCATTCGCCAGGGCGTTTTCAAGGTCGATGATGTCGGCCTCGGTGTTCGCCGTTCGAGCTGCAACGCCGCTGATGGCGATTGCGTTGGCCTGGTCGCCGTCGATACGCGCCTGATTGACGCCAGAAATACGAGCGCTGAGGTTGGCCTCCCCTGCCCGTGCTGCCGCGATCTCTGCGCCCTGGGCGTCCAGCTGGGTCCGGGCGTCAGTCAGAAGCTCCGACACGTCGAAGATATCGCCGAAGGCCGCCTCGATGTCGTTTCTGATGCTGACGATGGTCGGGGCGGTAGGAGACGGGTCCAGCAGCGGCGCCGTGCGGGGTCCGTAGACGTACCGTTCGGAGTAGTTCTGGTCGCGCTGGTACCGGACCGCGATGTAATAGGTCGCGCCAGGCTGCAGGCCATCGATCGGAATCGTCGTGACCGTAGGAGGCCCCTGATAGGCTTGCTTCCACGGCCCCGTCACAGTCGGCCCGTACTCCACGATCACCGCCGTGGCCGTCTCGTTGGAGACGATCCCGCCGAGGTCGAAGCCAGGAAGCTGGCCGCCGCCGGGTGCCGGCGGGCGCGGCGTGATCGTCCAGTCTCCGGGGAGCGGTGGCGAAACCGTATTGTCCGCCGGTTGTAGGGCGGGCGCAGGCGGCGGGGCGTCGGCCTGCCCGAAGGCAAACGGATACTTGCCGTCGCTCTCGGAGGCGAAGGTCACATTGATGATGTCGTTCTCGAGGTCGGGGTCGACGTTGAGAACGATGCACTTCTGGCCGTTCAGGACAGCCTCAGGCACCTCGAAGGTGAAGCAGTCACCCACCTCCAGATCGAGGTAATGGCGCAGCGGAGCCGTGCCTCGAATGCCCTCACGCGTATGAGCGATCTGCAGGGCGGCCAGCTCGCGCGCCTGCTTGGAGCCCGGCACGTAGTTGTAGGCCAGCCCCTTGGACCGGGTGACGGCAACGCCCTGCCCGTCCTCTTCGCGCCAGACATCCGAAGTGACCTCATCGGTGGCGACCATCTGCCAGCCGTGGGCCTCTGACCAATACTCCGGACGGATCGTGTTAATCCGCTCCAGCAATGAGGTGGTCGTGTCGTATTCGATGGTGCCCGCTGTATCGTCGGCAGTGATCGTGACGACGGACGTGCGCGGCGCGGCTCGGTGCAGGCAGCTGATCTTGCCCTGGCGCTCTGCGTAGATGCCGCCTCCCGCTTGCAGGAAGCTGTCGAGAACGGCGGCTTTGCTCTGGTCTGCGTCAGGCCAGGCCGCGCAAGCCCAGGCGTTCTCATCGAACACGTTCGCGGCTTCGACATAGCCGGAGAAGTCGATGCCTTCAGGCGTGGCGCCGATGCCGCCCACCTTCATCGAGGCGTAGGGTACGCCGTAGCGGGCGGGACTAAAGCCTCGAGCCTCCCCCTCCCAGCGGCCGATGCTCCAATTCAGGGCATGGATGTACGCATTGGTCGAATAGACCCATGTTGTGGGATCATCGATGCGGCAAGGGCCGGTGCCGCCGGGGTAGGTGCTATCGAAGCGAGGGTCGTAGCAGTACAAGCCCTCGATGTAGTGGATGCCGGTCGGCACCTTGCCCTTGAAGGCAGAGCGCTTCGAGTTCTCGGCGAGCGTGTACATATACGCCGCCTTGCCGCTGAGCTTATAGCTCGCACCCCAGCGAGGCATTGCCGCGCCGTTTTTCAGCCCCGACGGCGACGGCAGATAGGATGGCTCAGGCTGACGACCCCGCTGCCGCCCGAGATACATCTCGTTGGCGTATTCGGTGTTGATCGCCTTGCCCGAAGCGTCGAACGAGACGAAGGCGTCATCAGCCTTGAAAGCCTGCCAGCTCTTGATCGGCCCCGAAGCCGACATCACCCCGACGAAGCCGACGAACATCTTGTCGGGGCCATAGGTGGCGTTGTGGATGATGTTGCCCGCGCCGCCGACGCGACCGAAGGCAAATCGGTTGGGGGCGTTGGGGTCAGCGTTCCATTCGAGGGCTGTGCTGGACGACTTCACCTGCGGCTGGACGGCTTTAAACGCCTCGTTGGCCAGAGCCGCCGCGCCGATGATGTTGGCCGCGTTGAACGCTGCGACGGCCAGCGGGCCAGCAGCCACGACGGCGCTCGTCACAGCCGTGATGGCGGTGACGACCAGGGGAATGATCTGGGGCATCAGTCCTCGCGCGGATACAGGTCTTCGAAGGCGGGGAGACTCATCGGGCCGATGATCTTCCAGGCCGCGAGGTAGGCAGACGGGTCATCGACCCGGCAGACCGCGCCAACGCCGTTGACGAAGCCGATCACCCTGCCGTTGTCGAAGGCGACGGTCAGAGCGCAGCCGAAGGCGTTCTCGTCATGGGTCTTCAGGGCGACGATGTCGCCGGGACGTGCCATGGCGGGCGGGATCTGCCGGCCGGGGAAAGCCGCATCGACCGCTTCGATCAGCGACTTGAAGCCGAGCTTGCGCATCGCTCGCAGCCCAGCCGCCTCGGACGTGTAGCGAAGCCCCTTGGTCAGGCTGACGCGCTTGCCCAGCTTGTGGGCCGAGTGGCCCGCCAGACGGATGCAGTCGCGGTTCGCCTTGGGGTCGTAGGGCTTGCCAACAAAGCGTTCGTGGCAGGCCTTGGCAGCGGCGGCGCGCCGCTCGCCGATCGTCTTCTTCACGTGCGCCACTCCATGGTGCGGGTTGCGTTCACGACGGCCGAGACGTTCGCGTAGCCATTCTCACCCGGCCAGGCGCGGGTGTGGGCTGCGTGGTTCTGGCGGTAGTCCGCGTTGGCTTCTTTCTGCAGCGACCCATCGGTGATCAGTTGCATCGTCATCGTCAGGGACTTCCCGGCGCTGATGGCCGGTTGATCGACCTGACCGGAGAACTCCAGCTTGGGCGCGCTGACTAGAAGGCCCGAGGCGCGGTCAATGGCCCCGGACCAGATCTTGACCTTCGAGCCCTGGATCAGGGGCGATCCAAGAGCGGCCGCCGCGACATCGTCCTTGGGCAACAGCCCCAGGCTGGGACGCGTCGTCTGGTCGCCCGAACCGTTCGTGATGCCGGTGACGGACGACAGCAAGCCGTAGACGGGGTGCTCGCCGTAGTAGGCTTCCCAGCCCACGCCGCCCGCGTCGGAAACGGCGATGCCGCTATCGGTCCAGCAGACCGGGCCGTCGGGGCCAGAGATGCGGACGAGGATGCAGCGGATAGAGACCGCCTTGCGCCGCTCTGCGATGAGGGCGGCTTCCATCAGCCGCGCTCCTCGATGGTGAACGTCAACCAGACGTAACCGTCTTCCCGGATGGTGAAGGCGTCATCCTCGAGAGCGGGGAAGCCCTCTATCCACGGGTCGAACTCGACCACGTCATTGTCGAGGTGGTTGGTGCGGATCATCACTTCGAGAGGGATGGCGATGTTGCCCGAGCCATTGGCGGTCGCATCGGCGTCGGCCGCGTAGAGCCAGCGGCGCCCCAGCGTGAGGATACTGAAGAACTGGCCCTGGCGAACGACGTAGCCCGGCGTCAGGCCCTTGAGGTTGAGCGTCGTGCCGAGCTGAAGCCCGCCGTTGATCCTCGGCGCTCCGGGGTTGCCCACATCGAAGCCCGGTTGAGGCATCTTCATCAGCACCGTGTCGGAGGCCGTCATCAGCTTGCGCCAAGCCCGAGCGTCATTCGGCTCCATCGGCGGCATGTTGAAGTCGACGCTGTAGTGGTCGCCTTTCCGCGCGTTCCGCTGGCGGTTACCTCCCACCAGAGAGGTCACATCATTGCTCAGTCGCATCACCCCGTAGGAGAAGGGCGAACGCGGCTCAGGCGTGGTGGGGAGGACGTGGACCATCAGACAGAGATCTTTCGATTGCCGACCTGGCGGGCGTTCAGCGTATCCATCACGTCGCGTTTCGTGCCGGCCGCTGCGGCGGCGACCATCGGAGCAGCCACGCCGAAGGCTTCCTTCTGGGCAGTGCTGGCGACGTAGGCGTTCAGGCCCTCCCGGTCGGCCGTGACGCGGATTTCGACCTTGGAGGCGATGGCCGAGGTCGCTTGGTCGCGAGCTTGGGCGTCCATGGCCGAGTAGGAACGAACAGCGTTGGTGCTGTGATCTGGGCCGATGTCGTTATCGTTAGCCGCCCCTCTTCCGCCACCGCCCCCACCACCGGCGATCTTCACGCCTATAGCGGCGAGAGCGGCAATGGTCGCGGCGCCGGCTGCGAGGTTTAGCGGGAACGGCAGGGAGGCGATGGCTCGAGCTACGGCGACTACGCCGTGTGAGGCCGCCCGAATGGCGTTCTGGCCCAGCGTGAAGGCGGTCTCTTGCCCGCCGAGTGTCATGGATTGGATGGCCGACGCCAGTTGGTAGGCACGGTAGACCTGCTCAATCGCAAGCAGCGCCCTGTAACCGTCCGAACCTTCAGAGAAGTAGCCGCGGGCGGCGGAGAGCATGTCGCCATATGCCCCGATCGTTGCGGCCGCCCGGTCCCGCTCGAGTTCACCTGCGCGAGCACTGGTGAGCATGCCCCGGCGCTCTAGGTCATCCCGCCGCTCGGCGATCTCCGCCAGGCGCGCGTTGAGACCGGTCACGCTGGTCAGCATTCCACCAATGGCGTCGCCAGCCTCGCCAAAGGCCTCTCCGAACCCTCGCGCCGCATCCCGCATGATGTCGTCCGCTTGGCGAGCGAGGTCGAGTGTCAGGCGGAGGCTGTCGTTGAAGCGGTCAATGGCGTTGTCTTTGTCCCAGCGCTCGCCCTCGATCTGACCCGCCATGCCTATAGCGTCGGAATAGCCGGGGTCGCCCTCTTTGAGGCCGGCTTGGCGTAAACGCTGAGCTTCTGCCAACTGCGCCAGGGCGACCGCCCGCTCACGGTTTGTCGCGCCAATGAGCGACCGCTCCAGGCGGATCATGTCCAGTTGGTCGCGTTTAGCCGTCAGGTCGGCCGCTTCGATGCGCATCTTGTTCAGCAGTGCTTCGCCGTAGCGCTCGATTTCCCTCCGCAACTCTTCGGTTGGGGCCTTGAGCGCGCGCTGGGCAATCTCGTATTGCTTGGCCGCGATGGCGCTCATGCCGTACGTGGCGGCCTGGTCTTTAAGCGCCTCTATGTATCGCAACGTCTCGTCTATGCGCTTTTCGAGGTCGCTCTTTCCGCCGCTGCGCCCCTTGTTCGGATCGCCAGCCTCCTCCAGGGCTCGCCGCACGGCACGGGCCAGTGCTTCGTCACCAATCTCCCTACCCAAGGCGATGAGCGCGGCTCGGGCGTTCGCGATTTCGGCCGTGACGTTCGCCTGCAGGGACCGTCCGATATCGGCCGTGGCGCCATCGAAACGCTGGGCGATCCGAGGCAGCGCCTGCTCCGCCAGACTGGAGATTTCTACGAACGGCAGGCGGTTTGCTTGATCGATGAAGCTGTTGAGCCCGCGCACTGCCGCATTGACCAAGTCTTCAATGCCGCCGATGGCTGCGTTCACGCCGTCGATGACGATCTCGCCCAATGCCGCTGGGAAACGACGCCAGTTCTCGACAATCGTTTTGTAGGCCCCCACCGCCACGCCGATTTGCAGCGCCCAGCCGTCAACCCACGTCTTAGCGATCCAATCCATCACCTCGGAAAAGCGATCACCGAGCCAGCCAAGCGCCTCTCCTACCGGCCCTTCCATGATGTGGCGCCCAATCACAGTGAAGGTGGCCGCGATCGTATCGCCGAAGGTGACGCTGCGACTTTCGACGCGCTTCAGCTGCTCCTCGGTCAGGCCGAGGCCGACCGTGATATCGTCCGGAATGCCCTTTTGGAGTTCGCGGTTGAGTAGTCCAAACCCCGCGGTCGCTGACCCGGCAGCTACCGCGACAGCCGCCAGGGGAGCCAACACCGGAGCAAGGCGAGCGTAGAGCCCCGACAAGACGGTGTTGAAGTTGCGCCCCTCAGCGGCCGCCTGTTGGAACACGTCGGCAATCTGCGGCCCCTGTTGAATGAACACCAACATTGGGTTCATGCCCGATGCCAGCGACACACCGACGTCCGCAAACTGCCGGCTGAGGTTCAACCCCTCCAACGTTGAGGACCGCATAGCCGCCTGCTGCGCCCTCAGCACAGCGTCCTGCTGACGAACTGCCGCATTCATCGTCGCCAGCGCAGTGCTCGCCCGTCGCGCGCCACCGGCAAGGCTATCAGATGCGGCCTCTGCACGGTCAGCCGACGCCGCAAAGGCGTCGAGACGCTGATCGGCAAGCGCGGCCTCTTCCGAAGATATACGAATGCCCAGCTCGGCAAGGTCAGCCATAGAGCCTCCAAAGAAAAAGGCCCGCCGGAGCGAGCCTTGTTCGAATTCTGTTCAGGGTGACGGGGAGGAAGCGGCGCCGCAGGGTGCCCAAAAGACCGTTGGGGGCGGGATGGCGGATCAACCGAAGATATTCGTCTCATTGCCCAGTTTTCTGGCCAGCGGAGACGCATCATTTTGGCATTCAGTACTCAAAGACAGCGACGTTCTAGCTGAGCTATCAGATGGATCTGACCGAGTTTTAGCTGTTGTAGCGGGCGGAGCCCTTGAAGCTGACATCAAAGGCATGATTCAACGGTCAATAGTGGATGATCCTGAACTGTCGGATAGGTTTCTCGGCTTAAACGGCCCAGCAGGCGCCTTTGGCACCCAAGTCAACTTGGCGTACCTGATTGGCCTAATCGACCTGAGGATTCGAGGCGACCTCCTTAAGGTCGCAACTATTCGCAACCTATTCGCGCATCAGGCGCGAGGCTTGAGCTTCACATCGTCGCCCGTTCGTGAGCACTGCCGCGATCTTCAAATGCCTGACGTCTACACTCGATCGTGCGGTGATAATCCGACGCACGGGATCATGGTTCACAGCGAGTATGCTGGTAGAGTCATTCAACTGGGCCTAGACCTCGGCCAGAGAGACGAAAGACTAGCGAATCCGCGCTGGCGGTTCGAAATCACTGTGCAACTTCTAAGCTTCCTTTTGAAGCAAACCAGCCCGGCGCGCCCTGTTCCAACCACACCCTCAACATCGTGGGGAATGCAGCCCTGAGCCCGTCGTATTCGTCGTAGCAATCCCTCGCACCGACCCTAATTTCCTCGCACGCAGACCATCCCGCGCGCATCATCTCAGGCGTGACCACGATCTCCCGCGCCTCTTGCTCAGTCATGGTGATCTCCTGGGGGGGCACTCAATCGGCGTGGCTTTTCAGTGCTGACGCGTGATCGCCAGGAATCCATTCCCGCTCATGGGACCCGCACTCGCGCTCCAGCGCTGGCGCGACGACCTCATCGTTGGTCAAGGCTAGGCGCGGCTCTGGCTCCTCGATCTGGACGAAGAATCGGTGCCAGCCTCCGTACCCGCCCATCTGCGTCTTGGAATTGACTGCTCCGCATAGATACTTGGCATCTGCGGCTATCCGCACATCTCTGAACCGCGCGCTGGGATAATCGACTAGCCTATCGTCCAGAAGTCGCTTCGCTTGCGCGACCAGACTGCCCTGCGTCCATTCCTGCTGCCCAGCCGCAGGCGCCGCTGCGGCAACGCTCAAGCCAACAACTAATGCAACTGCTCTCATGGTGTCCTCCGCCGCGCCAACCTGTCATGGCGTCGCGATGGAGTCACCTTTCTGCTTTTTGCGAGCCGCTAGACCCCGGAGCATCCCCACCACGCCCTTGCCATTGCGGGTGCTGATTTGGCTGCTGGGGTTGTACTCTCCTAGGGCCACCGCCCTAACGGCATCGTCGATCCGGCGGATCAATCGCTTCTCCCAAGCCGTCAGGCCAGCCAGAGCGGCGCCGTTGAAAGCCTCGATCTCGCTCCATGTGATCGGGCTCATGACCTGCGCCACCGCCCGCGTCGCCGTTAGTTGGGCGTAGGCCCACCAAACATGCTGGAGCTCGTCGGGAAACGGCGGGAGCGTCCGATTGCCCGCCTGAACGGCTTCGGCGTAGCGGATCAGACCTTCGGCGAGGTCTTCACCCAGTTTCCCCGGTCGCGGACGAACCTCTCGGCCTGGATGCGAAAAGTCGGGAACTCACGATAGAACTTTCGCTTGCTGTCATCGTCGCACGCCCAGGTCTCGCCCCCAACGACGATGTTGGCGAACTCGGTCGTGGCTGCGGCGAGGAAGTCGATGGTGTTCGAAAGCGACTTCTCCGCCGTGACGCCGGCTCCGGGCGTGCGCTGGTTCAAGAAGCGGTTCGTCTGCTGGTTGGCCAGCTCGGTCAGCGTGTCGCTGTCTTGGCCCAACAGGTAGACGCCTACGGGTTCGCCCGCGTCGGTTTGGATCGGCTGATCGTCCAGATCCTTGAAGTGGCAAAAGGCGGGCGCGTTAGCGTTCGACGCCTTGAAGGCCGAAAGATCCATGGTGCGTATCCTGCAAAAGGACTGGCGGGCGCGACCCGCCAGTAGAGTTTAGGGGATGCGGCCTTATTCGGCCGGGACTTCGTGGATGTCGGTGTCGATGCCAAGGTTGAACGTGCGCTTATTCACGGCGTTGGAGGCGCCGACGTTCACTCGCTTCGACATCACCAGAGCGCCAAAATAGAACTCGCTCTCGCTGCCGGCTTCATCGGGGGCGTCGTTCGCCACGATCTTGAAGGCGTAACGGAAGCGGGTGCCTTCGGCCGCAATGGCCGCCAGTTGGCCGGGGTCGTCGGGGATGTTGGCACAGACGATCGACACGTCGCCGGCGTCGCGCGCGCCCTTGCGCTTGCGAACGCGCGCTGCGGACAACGAGGTGAAGTTGATGGCCGAGGCGGCGTCGCCGAACTCGCCAATGCTTTCGACTTCAGCGATTTCGACCCAGCCGGTCAGCGCGGCGTAGGTGGAAGTGTCGTCGGACGTGGCGACCGGGCCGATAAAGACCTTGGTGCCCAGCCCGTCAGAGAGTGCGCTCATAGGAGGCTCCTTCAGGTGGTGATGAAGCCGGCGCCCATCTCGGCAGTAGGGCGGTCAGGGACGGCTAGGAGGCGGTCCAGCTGATGGTGACCGGCGTCTCCGTGGAGACATCGCCGGGGATCGGTGACGCGGCCCAGGGCTCGCGGTTTACGGTCACGCGGGTGGCAGGGCCGAACAGCTTCAAGCCCTTCGCGAAGTGATCCATCACCTGCTTGGCAGCCCGGCGCTGGACGATCAGGCCCTTGCCCTTGGGCCAGACAACTGTGACCTGCAACAGGCCTTGATCAACCCGGCCCGAGGTCAGGCCCTCCCAGAAGGGAGCGTTGGTGAAGAGGTCGACGCGGAGATAACGACCATCGGCCGGCGAGTTGAACGCCACGTCCGGCATGGCAACCGGCATCTTCGGTGTGCCGACGTTGAGGGTCGCGCAGCGCGCCAGCAGCAGGCCAGCGACAACGACAGGATCGGCCATGACTAACCCTTCTGTCGGGACTGCACGGAGGCCTTGGCCTTGGCGCACTCTTGATCGACCACCTGGGGCCACTGTTGCGCCGCCAGGCCGACCCAGCGGTCGCCAGGTTGACCGCGGGCACCGTACTCGCGAGGGCGGGCGTAGTTGGCCGTGTAGACGACGGTGATAGGCTCGCTGATCTCGGCGCCAGCGATGACCAGATTGATCGGGCCAGCATCGTAGGCAAACGCCTCGACACCATCCGGCTTGGCCGTTGCGGGTGGGAGATTGCTGCCCGTGGTCGCCGTGAGAGACGCGCGGAGGAATCCGGTATCGATCCGGAGGTTGCCCCCTGCCGCTCGGGGCGTCTGCATGATCTCAACGATCCGCTGGGCGCTGCCCCGGTAGACGGCGTCGCGGCGCTCTCTCGTCTCCTTCACCCAGCTGCTGATCTTCGCGGAGAAAGAGCCCTGGGCCATGTCGTCACCTCAGGTTGGCGTAGAAGTCGATCCGATACTCGCAGTCACACCGGCACCCGATGATCTCCTCGGTCCCTGCCCCGAGGCTGGTGTCCATCGGGAACTGGAGGCGGGCGCCGGACGGGCTGACGAAGGGCTCGCCAAAGCGCGCGCTGTCGCCGTTTAAGTTGCGGTGGGTGTGGCGGACTCGAAAATCTCCGGCCGAACGCCAGACTTTCGTCACCGTGTTCTCGGCGACCTTCCCCGAGGCGATGGCCTGCCGGAACGCCTCATGCTTGGCCTTCTGCATTGAGGTCATCGTCTCGACGCGGCCGATAGTCTCCCCGCGCAGCTGCAACAGGCGCCGCTCGTACGCCGTGATGGCCCTGGCGGCGATGGCCGGCTCGACCGCACGGCCCTCCCTAATGGCCTTGGTGACGGAGCGATCGAAGCGCTTATCCCGACGCCCTCGGGTCAGATAGTGCTTCATCGCGGCAGGATCGCCGCTGGACAGCTCGTCCTTGGCCGTGCTGACGAAGCCCGCCTGTTGCGATGTCAGACCAAGGATGCCGCCCTCACGCTTGCCCGTTGCCCGGTTAACCCGCCCCACCACATCCAAGGCGGCCTGACGAGGGTTCACGCCGCGGCGCATGCTCTCCGACAGGCTCTCGCGCACCAACTGGCGCTGCTCGGTCGTGATCCGGGAGATCAGGTCTGACGACTGGCGCGAGAGCCATGTCTCAGCCTCCGGGTTTCGACCGTCGAACCGGACCACCAGAGCCGTTCCGTCCGGCCGGCGCTTGGGCATGTTCTCCGATGCGACGCGGCCAGCCTCGGCATGGGCCTGGCGGGCACGCTCGGCGATCTCGTTGAACGCCTCAGGGTCGATGTGCAGGGCGTCCAGCGCGCCTTCGATGTCATTGGCTTCAATGGCGGCTGTGACCCGCTGGATCTCGGCCATAGCCCTAAGATTGTCGAAGGCGTGGAAGAAGGCGTCAGCGACCAATCGCCCATAGCGATCCGCCAGCTCCTGGTAGAGCCGGGCCTGCGCTCGATTGGATGGCATGGTCTAGCGCTTAAGGATCGTCATCTGAGCGCGGGCGGCTTCCGCGTTCATGTCGAAGCAGTTGTCCAGCATGTCGTGGGCCTCCTGCCTGATCTTCTCAGCCGCCTCTTGGTCGCCTGTCACCAGCGCCCGCAGGATCGCCGCCTGATACTCGCTCTGCTTGGCGTTCAGGTCTTTCCACGCCGCCTGAGCGAGCATTGCAGCATTGACGAAGTTGCTCATGCGCGGACCTGCAGGACATAGAGGATAGTCGTGGTCGCCGGTCGCAGCAGATCGACGTTCACGATGGTCAAGGTCGCACCGTCTGCGGTGACAAGCAAATCCGAGGTGGTGGGCTCGATGCCGATGGCGGGCTCGACCAGGGCTTTGCGGTCGGTGGAGAGGATGCGTTGTCCGTCGATCTCGCGGTTGGAATAGGCGGTCAAGACGATGTGCGCGGCGTAGTCGGTGACGGTCGGCTCGCCGGGGTCGTAGGACGGGCCAGAGCCGGGCGTCTCGCGACGGATCGCGCCGGCGGCTCCGAACTTGCGGATCAAGCGCTCAGCCGTGGCGGCGGCACGGGCGTAGTCGAAGCTGGGCATCAGACGACGAAGATGGCGGGCAGAGGAGCAGAAAAGAACGGCGTCAGCAGCCCTTCGACTGCTGAAAGGCGGACCGTGGCGTCGGCGACTGCGTTACCAGATCCGGCTGCGTACTCGACCTCCAGAACGTCCACCTTCTCGCGCTTGACGGCTCCTGAGGTCGAGGCGGCGACCGACAGGCTGCCGGGACTCACTGCCTCCTGATAGGCCGCATGATAGCTGGCGTGTTCCCAAGCGAGGGGAATGACATCAGCGGGGATCGCTTCGCCATTAAAGGTGGCGCCCGTGCGCGGCTGGGCTCGCTCTTGAGCAAACCCTCCCGCACGGGAACCGGGGAGACGGACCTCATAGAGGCCGTCGATGTAGGCACTTCCGCGTTGGCGCAGGACGGCGGGCGTAGGCGCACCCAAAGGCAGGACAAGGCCGTTGTCGGCCAGCCAACCCTCAAATGCTGTATCGGTGCCGTAGCCCGCCATCGTTCAGCCCTCGGTCTTGGCTTCGCGAGCCAGTTCGATGGCCGCGACGATGTCGGCCTTCTTGGTGGCGTCGCCCAGATCGACGGCCTCGGTTTCTGCGAGGGCCTTCAACTGGCTGACGGTCATGTCGGCCAGATCATCGCCCTCGCTGGGGTTGAAGCCGCCGGCCGAGCCATCGCCGTCATGGTCCAGCGGATGCCTCGGCTTGGAGAACCAGCCCGTCTTCTTGGAGGCAGCGGCTTCTTCGTCGCTGATCTCCACGTCGACCGTTTGGCCGGCCTCGACGTGAACGAGGCCAGCCAGCGTGTTCAGACCTTTGGGACCTTGGGTGTAGTTGGTGAACTTGGCCATGATCAGATCCCGTCCCGATAGGCCATGCCCTTCGGCAGGCGGATCTCGACGCCACCGACGTTCATGATCCCGCCGACTTCCCACGTCATCGAGGACTTCTGGAAGGCAGGCAGGAACTCATGCGGGCCAGGCAAGTGGAACTGCACAACATCGCGGCTGCGGTCGTAGGCGATCATGCGAGCAGAACCGGCAGCGCCGGCCGTCTCCAGCTCGCGCGAGCCGATGATGGTCAGCTCCTGACCGGTGGCCAGCGTGTAGGCGTTGTTCTCCCGGATGTACTTCATCAGGGTGTCGGCGCCGTCACCGATGCGCAGGCCAGCGATGTACTGCAGACGCGACGTCGGCAGCAGCAGGGTGTCCGCGACCTGGGTCTCGTTGGTCGCGTTGTAGGGGGCATTCAGAGCCGCGTTGATGTCCCGCAGGATCAGGTCGGGGTTCTTGGTCGCCCAGGTCGTGCCAGAGCCGGTGCCGTCGGCGGCGACGGTTGCTGCCGGGACATTGGTGTCGTTGACCAGGCCGGTCAGGCCCTTCTCGACGTTGCCGCGGATCGCGATGCCATAGCAGAAGCTCTCGGCGACCTTGGACGCGGCCAGCGCCTTGTCGGCCGACAGTGAGCGACCCAGCTTGGCCGCCCGCTGAAGCTCCTGGAGCGACCACTCATAGCCAATGCCGGCCAGGTGGTTCTGCTGCAGGAACTGGCTTTGGCTGATGTCGGCGAAGGGCATGTCGAAGCCCTTGCCAGACAGGAACTCGGCCTTGCCGGCGATGTCGCCCGAGTAGAACACCGATCCGATGTCCCACATGTCGCCGTCGGTGTTGACGGTCATCAGGCGGGAATAGTCGAAGCTCGGGTACTTGGTCTGATAGACCTGGGTCTCGATCCGCAGAAGCTGCGGCGTGATGAAGCCGAGCGCCTGTTGAGCGTCGGCGAAGTTGATGTCGCGCATGGTGATGACGCTCCTTTAGCGCTTGGCGATGCGGGCGAGGCCCGTCGCAGTGGTGGTGTCGTCGAAGACCCAGCCGCCGGTGGCGATGTGGGTGGCGTCCGCGGCCGTGTCGCCGATGGCGTCAGCAGCGCCCGCGCCGGTGCCGATGGTCACAGCAGCGCCGTCAACATTGGCGCCGGTTGCGGTGACCCAGATCACGCCACCGGTCAGGATGCCGACGCTGGCGTAGCGGGGGTAGATGTCCGCAGCGACGCCGCCGGGCAGCGCCTGGACGCCGTGATCAGCGATGGCGAAGCCGAGGAAGTTGGCGGCGGTGCCGACGGTAGCAGTGCAGCCCCGGTCGCCGGCGCCACGCCAGACGGGCGCGCCGAAGGGAATGCCGGCTGCATCCTCGCAGGTGCGCGAGATGCGGTTCGAGGTTTCGCCATTGGCGACCATGCCCGGATAACCGACGGGAATGTCACTGGCGTAGGTGGATTGAACGACAGCCATGTCAGGTCTCCTTAGGCCGCAGCTTCGGTGATGCCGTTGAGGCGGTTCAGGCGGGCGGCCTTGGCCTCGTCGCGGGCCTTCACCGCATCGACGATGGTCGTGCCGTCCGCGATCACCTCACGCAGCGGGTCAGGGGTCTTGATGTCGGCCGTCTTCAGGTCGAAGGCGGCGTCGACGTAGGCGTCCGACTTATCCTTGGCGGCATCGCCCAGGACGGCGCGCTTGATCTCGGCGTTCGACTTGCCCGCGGTGTCGATGGTCGGGGCGATAGCCTTGGCCTTGGCGACGATGGCCGAGCGTTCGGCGACCAGGGCGTCCAGCGCAGCATCGTCCAGCACCTTGGCCTTCAGGTCCGCGATCTCGGCGTCCTTGGCAGCCAGTTCGGCATCCTTGGTGGCGAGGGCGGTGTCGTGGGTGGTCTTGGCGGCGGTGAGCGCATCGGCGGCTTGGGCCAGCTTGCCCTTCAGCAGATCGATGGCGATAGCGCCGGCGTCCGTGGTTTCGACCGGGAGGCCGTCCACGGTGATGGTCTTGAGCGTCATGCGACGGTCTCCATGGTTGATGGGCGCGGGTTCTCGGCCGGTTTCGGGTGCGCCCTTACGGTCCCCGACACGGCAATGGGGTCCGGCGCGCCCTTTGGGGACCAGCGCCAGGTGATTGATGCGGATGTCGCGCTGGATGGCCTGATACGGCTCACCCTCGGGGGTCATGCCGTCCTCGAAAGCGAGGTCGCAGACGTATCCCATCGAGATTTCGCGGGTTCCGTCCTGCACCGCTTTGATCGCCGCAGCGTCCATGAGCGCCAGCGGCACCTTCACGAACCCGCCGTCCCGAACAACGTCGCCGCCGACGATGCCGACGGCCAGGTCTTTCCAGGTGTCGGCCGTAACGCCTTGGGCGGGGTGATTGATGGTCACCGGTTTGAAGCCGTAGCTGGCCAGGCTGTCCGCCGAGAAGACGCTTTCAGGCGGGCGGTAGACGTTGACGACAGCGAGGTCGGGCCGGCCAACCTCAGAGCCTGCGTATTGCTGGATACCGGTGCGAGCGGCGCGAACCTCGGCGACGGCATAGCCATCGCGCGTCAGGCGCACGCCCGCGACCGGCGCGGTGTCCGTGAACAGCATAGGAGGCTCCTTCTGGCCCCCCCGAGAGGCCGGGTCAGTCGAGGTGCGTCCAGACCTCGCGGCGCTTGATCATGCCGATCAGGCCTTGGGTGACGCCGTAGATATCAGCCAGTTCGATCTGCATCCGTGCGTCGGCCCGGATCGCCCGGACATCTTCGTCGGTCAGCTTGGCCTTGTGGTGTCGAACGCCCTGTAGCGAGCGTCCTTTGCTGGCCATGTCCGCCATGTTTTCGTCGTGCGTGCCGGCGAACAGGTGAGCAGGGTTGCAACAGGGCGGGTTGTCGCAACGGTGACAGACCATCGCGCCTTCCGGTACGGGGCCGAAAGCGATCTCAAATGCGAAACGATGAGCCCGGACCTCGCCGTCACCGACAGACAGGCGTCCGTAGCCTTGTTCTACCCGGCCCTTCGTCCATCCCCAGCAGTCGCCCTCAGGCCCCTGGCCGGGAGATTGGTCAACGCCGCCCCAGAACCGCTCTTCAGCAGAGGCGCGGTTGCGATGGGTGTTGTTCCAGATGGTCGCGCAAGAGGGAGAGCAGAAACGCTTCTGGAGCCAGAAGCTGTCAGCGAACCGAACGGGCCGCCGGAAGTCTGCTCCGCACTGTTCGCAGGGCTTTACATCCGGCAGGAGCCGGGGCTTTTTATGAGCAGGCATTTCGCTTCTCCACAAGCGGTGTGCTTAGGCCCCTCTCGATGCGTCAACATCGTCTGGGGCCGCCTAACCTTCGGCCGTTTCCGCTTCTGGATCAACCTCATTCAGAGGACGTGGAAGCGCGGCGATTTCCTCCTCGCTCTCGTCTTCTTGCTCGCTAAGACGGCCATATTCGGCCATCGCCGCTTCAAGGCCCGGCAGGGTTCCGTCCTCGATGAGCATGTTAACAAGGCCGTCCGAGAGCGCTTCGATAGGCAGGAGGGCGGGAGACGTTCCGCCGGTGCCCGCAAGCGTCCGTGCGGCGTTCGCCTTCCTCTCGAATATCTCGGCCTTCTCGCGTTCGTTCATCTGCTCCAACGGCGCGAACTCGAAGTAGATTTCCGGGGGGCGGGAGCCTAGCGCAGACCGGATCAGCACCTCGTCTAGGCGCTCCAGCCGAGGACGGAGGTAGACTTCCTGCTCAGCCGCCAACCGGTCATGGTAGTTCTTCATGTCCGACGCGCCGGTGCTGTTCATTCCGGCTGGCGACTGCCCCAGCAGACGGGTGGCGGGGATGTCGGCGGCCCCTGCGGCGATCTGCAGGTAGAGGCTCAGAACCTCGGGCAGTTGCGAGAAGCTGATCTGCTTCTGCTGATATTCTTCCTCGGCGTCCATGAGGAGGCCGTTGGTGATCGACTTCGCCTGGTTGGCCAGCGTCACCCGGTCGACAACCTGCTTGCGATAGGTCTCGTCGCCGACGTTCTCCATGAAGCGCGGGATCTTGAAGACGTCGACCTTGGCCTCTTGCAGAAGCTGGGCAATGCTCGTCGCCGCCAGCCCTGCATTCGCAACGGCTTCCTCCAGAGCCTGCAGGACCGAGTCCCCCCAACCTTGCGACATGGTGAGGTCCGGCAGATCTGCGCCGACGAAGGTGATCACGCGAGAGGGGTGGATTTTCAGGCTGCCGCCGGTCGTCGACGACATGGTGTAGGACTTGGGCTGCCCCCAGCCGGCCGACGCCGCATCGCGGTCCACCTCTCCGGCGGTGATCTCGTAACGGCTGGCCACGTGGATGAAGTCGAGACCGCCAGCCGCGAGCCGGCCGACATTGAGCGGCTGAGTGGGGTCGCCGTTCTTTTCGCCCAGGATGATCGCCGAGCCCCCATAGAGGCGGGCCAGTCGCAGCGCCTTGGCAAGCTTCGGCCATAGCTGGATGCGGGCCTCTTCGGCTTCCAGCTTCTCGATCAGCGTGTCTTCAGCCTGCCAGTTTCGCCCTTCGCGGATCATGTCGAAGGCGGGAATGTCCACCACCTTCCGCGCGATCCAGTCCGACCGATACATGGCTAGGGCCTGCGGCTGGGCAAGCTCGCGAACCGCGAAGGCCGCATGGCTGTTCTTGTCCTTCGCCGTGCCGAGGGCCGAAACGAGATTGATGAGGCGGTCGCCGAACTGATGCAGCATCAGACGTTGTCCAGCGAGTAGCGCGAGCCAAGCGAAACCGTGTTGAAGGCGCGGGCCGTGCTATCGGCATCGTCATCATGCGCGGCGTCGGGAAAGGCTTCGAGTTCCATGAACCATTCCTCGTTCCAGGGGCCGCGCAGCACATCCACGTTTCCGGCTTCGCACTGAGCGGAGAACGGTCCGAAGCGGGTTTCCTTGTCGCCAGTCTCTGGCGTGGCGCGAGCCGTATAGCTCGACAGCATCTTGATCAGTGTGGCCACCTGAGCCTTGCCGGCCTGACCCGGATCCTGCGGGAGGCTGATCTCAACCTTCTTCCCGTCTTGCGATGCGGTGTTGGCTATGAGGCTTTCGATCTTGTGCGGAGTGTCTCGCTCTCTGACGTGGTGCAGCACGATGTACCTGCCACTTGATCGCGAGAGCCCGATCTTCGTTCCAGTCGTCCAGTCGGGATCATTGCCGTCCACCTTGGGCGTCCCTGCCAGGTCCCAGCCGCGGACAATCTTGAGGTCGGCCGGCGCCACATCCACCACGGTCACCCATGACCGCTTGAACAGCAGGCCCGCCGCCGCCCTGATCTTCCAGTTGCCGCCAAGAAGGCGTTCGCGTTCGACCTTGGGCAGGGCCAGCAGGTTGGCCATGTAGCCGGGGTCCGCAGCCATCAGGGCCGCGTTGTCCGTCAGCTTGGCCGGAATGAAGGTGGCCGACTTGGGCGGAATGCCCGGATGCTTCTCTTCCAGCTCAGCCGGATCATCAGCCCAGATCAGCGCGTCGTTGATGCGGACGAACCAGCGCACCACGCCAGCGCGCTCTGCGATGGGAAGACCGGTCTCCTGGTCGATCCACCAGGAGATAAACTCCGCGACCCAGCTATCCGCGTCGGGGTTGCAGGTCGCCCGGATGTAGGGCCGAACCCCGCACATCGAGCGGTTCCGGCTAACCATGTACCAGAACTGCTTCTGGCTGAAGTGCGTCAGTTCATCGAAGCAGATCAGCGGAATCTGCGAGCCCTGCCAGTTGAGGACCGTCTTGTCGTGCTCGAGGTGCGCGAAGCTGACCGTCGCCCCAGAGGGAAACTGCCAACTGAGGACATGCTCTTTCGGCGTGGCCCCGATGACCGGATAGAGCTTCTCGCTCTCGTCCCATAGCCCGCCCTCGTTGCGGACCTGGACCGTGGTGCGCCGGAAGAAGACCGCCCCGAAGTTCTCGTTGCCGATGTGCCTCAGCGGCTCCATCAGGAGCGCCCAGGTTTTCCCCCCACCCGCCGCGCCGCCGTAGATGGCGATGTCGGCCGAACTGCCGAGGAAGGTTTCTTGCGGCCCCGGCTGCGGCCGGATGACCGTGGCTTCAGCCGCGTCCATTATCGGGCAGCTGGTACATCACGACGGCGGGAGCGGCCGCAGGCAGGGGCGCCCCGTTCTTGCCGGTCAGTTCGCGCCGGTTGGTGTAGCTGTCGCCCGCTTCCTTCGCGGCCTGTTCGAACAACTGCGCAGCCAGCGCGATGTTGCCCATGGTCTCGGCCTTCTCAGCCATACGCTGGAGCGCCCGGAGGCGCACAGCCCGATGCGAAATGGCGATCTTGCTGGTGTCTTCCAGGAAGGCCTTGCGGGTCTCTTCAAACAGAGTGACCCAGCGCTGCGCCAGTGACCTCGCGGCGCGCTTGTTCGGATCGTAAGCCTCCACCTTCTGGCGAGAGACCGTCAGGCCATATTCGCGTTTGACTGCCTCAGCCACGACCGAGGGCGTGTCGAAGCAGGCAAGCGCTTGCACGATATAGGTCTGAACCTCGGGCGGCAGGGCTTCCTTGGCCATCAGGTTGTCTGGTCCCTGTCTGGTCTCAAGCCGCCCTCAGCAAACACGTCCCGCAAGCCTGTGCGATCGACGCCCTGCCTATCAGCGGCTCATGGGACGCGGCCTCTACAAGGTCCCTGACCCCGGAAGCATCTGCGCCATATCTGCGGACCACACCGACGAACTCTTCGACGTCATGGCCGCGCATGGTGAAGGCGGGCAACCCGCTCTTTCGGAACTTCGGGGCGCCCCACTCATCACGCTCTTGGCCGCAGTGGTAGAGCTCATGCTCAACCAGGGCGCAGAACTCGGCGTCCGAAGCGTGCGCCGCATAGGGCGCGCTGAAGGTCAGAATGAAGTCGGGGATATGGCTGAACCACTCCCTGACCTGTTGCTCGGCGCGAGCCTTGGCCCATCGACCCATGGCGCGAGGCGAGCCGATCTCCGCCTGACCGACTACGGCGCGGCCCTGACGTGAGTTGGCGGCTGTCGTCCACAGCACGCCGATGCTGGCTTGTCGGAGATGGGCGTGATCCTCGTTTGTGAGGTCGCCGCCGTCTTCGATGAAGGTCTCGCTCAACCACTCCGTCAGGCCGGGTGCCGGGACGAAACGGTCAATGTTGGCGAGGCTGACTTCTAAGAGGTCAGGCGGCGGAAGGGGGCGCACTGGCCTTTTTCGTTTCAGTCTTCGGCGCGGTCTGGGCCTCAACCTTCACCCGCTCCGCAACACCAGCCGCCTCCAGGCGATCCGCTGCCTTCGCGTCCTTGGCGTTGAAGGTGGCGCCGGCGGCGGCCGAACCGTCCGACAGGGAGAAGCCGACGAGGGCTTTCATGGGGACCATGGCCATCTCCTATTGGTATCCGCCGATCCAAACTCGCTGGAAGGTGTTCCCAACCACTTGGCAGCGCAGGCGCTCAAAGTAGTCTCGCCCGATAGTGCGTCGCTGGATGATGGTCGGCTCGCACTCATCGCCGCAGCAGGCGCACGTCATCCGCCTAGCGTGCGACTGAGCGATCAGCCCTCCGACGTCAGCCATCTGACCTCCGGGCAAAGAAAAAGGCCCGCCGGTTTCCCGTGGGCCATGTTTCCGGACGCGCGAAGCGACCTTGTCTTTTCGTACCCTGCTTCGACCGGTCGGGCAATGACTGCTCCTAACCGAAATCCGCGCCCCTGAACCACGTCAGCGGCTTTTGATGCGGCTCAAGCGGAACGGTGTCGTTCGCCACCTGCTTCGGTTTTGCCGTGGCGACGCCGCGGGCGTGGATGAGGTTGTCGCCCAGCGCCCGGATACGGGCCGTTTGTCCCTCGTCGGCCGTCTCCCCCGTTTCAGCCTGGACCGTGGCGCGCCAGTTCTTCGCCAGCGCGCGATCGCCAGTCATCAGCGCCGTGAGAAGGCGAGCATCCGAGGGGCTTAGCCCTTGGAGGGTCTTCTTGACCCGAGTGGCTCCGTCAATGGCCTCCTGAGTGATGTTCTGGCCTGGCGCGCCATCGGACGTGGCGCGGATGTAGTCTGGCCTGCGCTCGCCACCCGTCGCCCCGACAGAGATGTGGATGTCCAGCTCATGAGCGCGGAACGCCTCATAGGCCCGTTGCGAGAGCGCGGGCTTGCCCTTGGGATAGCCCTCGGACGGCTTGCCGTAGCGCGTGCGCAGGATCGTGAAGACGTCCCGACGCCACGCAGCCAGGATCACCCCGGACCGTTTGTCCGCGTTGACCTCAGCCCCTTGAGCTTTCAGGCGAGCGATCTCGGCCCGGCGATCGCGCAACTGATCATTCGAGACGACCGGAGCCTCGGCCGTCTCCACGCTGGCGACCTTGCGCAGCGTGATCTTCTGTTTCTTCTTCCTGCTCATGTCGCTGTTCCTTCTAAAACCTATTTGCTGGTTGGAGAGAGCCTGAGCGGAAGGCATAGGACGACTAGCCCAGGCGTCAGGCGACACCCGAGCTAGTCCCTATGCCTCCGCGATCTTGCTGGCCGGAGCCGAGCCGTCGCATTGGCCGATCCAGTGGAGTGACCATCCCCGGATCGTTGAGAGCTACTTGCGACACGTCATCGTCACCGTGCCGGGGATCGCGCTTCTCTCTTTCGGACTGCGCTTCGCCTGTGATCCCGCCCCGTGGTAGGCTTCCGGTGTCTGGCGCCACTGTCTTCAAACCGTCCGCCAGCCCGGCCCTGCGTTCCTCGAGAGCGCAGGGTCTCTCAATCATCCCATCGCCTCCCTGAGGCGCAGGGCGACGGCCCTCAGCCCCTCCCGCTGGTGCATGTCGTTGAAATCGTCACCGAGGGCCGGAGGCATGACCCATGTCCGGCCGGAGCGGCGCGCGTAGAACTCGCCTGCACCGAGCCCCTCGAGACTCTCCACCGGCTTGTCGTGGTCGGCAGCGATCCTTGAGCCAGGGATGGCTTCAGCCACCTGACCGACGTTGGATGCCGAGAAGGCCGAGAGGACCGTCGCAGAGACGCCTAGGAGGCGCAGCGCAGCCCGCACAGTCATCGCCGTGGCGATCCCCTCGCAGACCCATGTGTCGCGCCCTGTCGCGATCCTGTGTGAAGCGCCGGACATGACGCCCCTCAGGATGTTCTTCTTCGTGCCGTCCGGTGCGATGAACTGGAGCGTGGTGATCATCTTGCCGACGCGGCCGGGGATGATCAGGAGCGGTCCCTGGGCATCGGGCAGAGCGTTGGCCAGCATTTCGCCGAGCCGTCCTGACGGGAAGAAATCTCGCGGGTCGTCGCAGACGAGGCCCCTCTCCTCAGGGAAACCTTTCGCCTTCAGGTAGGGATGCACGTCCGTCCGGCAGCCCCGCACTATGTCGACGCAGATGCGTTCGACCTGGCGACGCTCCGCCTCGCGCTCGGCTTCTCGGGCCCGCCGCTGGGCATCGATCTTGGGGTCGGCTGGGCGGTTGTCATTGGCGCCGTCGATGCGGAATTTCTGACCTTGAGCCGTCTGGTAGTTATAGACGAAGCCGCCCTTCTGATCGTCATCGATCTTTACGGCTGCATCGTTCTTGCCGTTCTTCCCGAGCGAGTCCGTACGGGTCCATCGACCCGGCGAGCATCGACGTTTGGGAGGAGCAACCTTCACGGCGTCACAGGCCCGGCGCATCGCCTCGTCCAAGGAAAGAGCGATCATGCGGCCCTCCGCAGATTGCTCTGCTTGCGGAAGCGCTTCACCTCGCGCTCGATAAGCGCATAGGCATTCGGGTCGACAACGGCGGGGACCGCCATGTCGTACCAGCCAAAGGGCAGCTTCGCGCTTGGGTAGATGCCGCGCCAGGATCCGTAGGCCCATCGGCGGGCGTGATCTTCGCCCTTTCGCGTGGACTGCGCGCAGTAGTGGAGCGCAGCTTTCCAGACCTCTCGCGGGCTCTTCAGGCACTCTGCCCGAAGGCCGGCGCGCGCCTCGATCCCCAGCGTTGTGGGGTCGAACTCCTTCAGCTCGCCTTCCACGGCGTGGATATGAGAGCGGGCTGGTCGCTCCCACCCGCAGGACATGCAGGTGTTGCCGCTCAGGCCGCCCGAGCATTCCGGGCAGACGACCTTCTCTCGTATCTGAGGATCGCGCTCGCGGGCCACGCTGTCGCGCTTCTCAGCCTTATCCAGCTCGCCTGGGCCATTCTCCCAGACGTCGTACATGTCGAGGGCGAAGCGTTCGAAGTTGCCGCTATGGTCGAGCCACAGCGCCTTCTTCTCCTCGCCGGGGATCGTGCGCATGACGCGGCCGATCTCCTGCATGTGGCTGGACAGGCTCTTGCGGTAGGGCTTGCAGGAGACGCCGATCCGAACGTCAGGAACGTCAAAGCCCTTCGTCAGCACGCCGCAGGACACCAGGCCGTGAATGATGCTGTCCGGGCGCCGGAACTCCGCGATCTTTTCGGCGCGAGCGTCGTCGTCCTTGTCGAGGTAGCTGATCTGCTGGAAGTTGTAGCCTGCTGCGGCAAACGCCGCGCAGAGTTCCCGTCCGTGCTCGACGGTGGGGCTGAACACGATGGTCTTGGCAGGCCCGCCGAAGTGCTCCTGCGTCTTGGCCTCCCACTCCTTGACCACATCACCGACAATCTTGATCCCGGCCGAGGCGGCGCTCTCGTCAGAGAACTCGCCGAAGCTGTTGCGGGTCAACTCGCTCTCATCGGGGCTTCGCGCGATGTAGATCTTGGGCTCGACCAGATAGCCCCCCGCGATGAGCTGGCGCGTTGGGATGACGTTCACCATCCCGTCCCAGTGGTTGCCCATGCCCTTGGTGAAGGGCGTCGCCGTCAGTCCGATCTTCACGGCGTCGGGATAGCGGGCCATCAGGTCGAGGGTGGACTGATACTGAGCGTGGCATTCGTCCACGATGATCAGGTCGGGCTCCCGAGGAAGACCGCGGCGAGCCAGCGTCTGGGCAGAGCAAATCTGGACGTGCTCGCGCGGCGACCAGCGCCGATTGATCCCCTGGATGACGCCATGCTCGACGCCGTACTCGTCCATGACCTCAGACGTCTGATTCACCAGAGCGACACGGTCGACGATGAAGAGGGCATAGCTCCCCTTGCGGCTGGCTTCCTTTAGGAGATGAGCGGCGCAGATGGTCTTTCCTGCCCCGGTGCCGGCGCACAGGATCAGCCGCCGGATGTGCGCGCGGATGTTCTCTCGCAGCGACTCAATGGCGCCGTCCTGATAGGGGCGCAGAACGATCTCTTTGCTCTCGAAGAGGTTTAGCACGCCGCGATCTCCGCGTAGGCGGCGCGCTCGGCGTCGGCTCGCGAAAGCCCGCCGTCGAATTCCATAATGGCCGCGCGCTCTTCCCACAGGTCGAACCGCGGCCAGACCTCACGGCACACGTCGGCCCAGCGCGCGCGGACCCAGGCCACCGCCTCTTGGGTCAGGCGGCCGCGACGGAGAGCGAAACGCCACTCCTGACGGATCACGTCGCCGCCATTGGCGCGAATGCGAGCGAGGATAGAGCTCATGCTGGCACAACCTCCATTTCCTCCAGTTCCTTGACCCGCGCCTCGGCCTTCCTCAGCCGGTATTCCAGCCGCTTCACCTGAGCCATGTACTCGTTCATCCGGCCGGTAGCGGTGTCAGCCCGACGCTGTGCGTTGCCCAGGGCGCGCCCCAGATCAGCCGACGTGGCTTCCTTCAGCTTGGCCCTCAGGTCATCCCGCTCGCGCGTAACCGCGTCGGCCTTCGCCTTGGCGTCGTCGAGGTCGGCTCGCAGTCCAATCACCTCATCGATCAGGCCATCCGTGGTCAGCCGCGCCAGTGCGCGCCGAACCTTGGCTTCAGGGTCATCAGCAGCGGGCTCCTCTTCGAGCGCTGACGCGGCATCCTGGCCCGCACCTTCCTCAGGAGCAGGCTCGGCGGTGCCGAACTCGCTCATGGCTTGATCGGGCTTTGACGACGCGCCGATGTTGGCCGTGTTCTGCTGGTAGGTCGTGCCGCCGCGGCTGACGGTCCGCTCAGGTGCTATCTGCGGCTTTTCCGCAGATGCCTCTTCCCGATAGCGGCGGACGGTCTTCTCATCGACCTGGCATTGGCGGGCGATTTCGCGATTGCTCCAGACGGCCCACTCCGGATCGTTCAGCAGGGTCTGGACGGCGCGGCGCTTGTCGTCGTTCGTGCGGCGCAGGCCGTGCGAGGCGTTGGCCCCGACGCTGAACAGAATGGCGTCGCGCTGCGTCCCCTGCCGGATATCTGCGGGGGCATCGTAGACCTGGGCCAGCGCATAGGCCTCGTAGCGGTGGAAGCCGTCCGCGAGCCAGTAGGATACGCCGTCGAAATAGACGGTGATCGGCGGGAACGTGGCGCCGCCTTTGATGGCGTCGGCATATTCCGAGACGACCCCGCGATCGATGGCAGCGCGAGACTGCGTTCCACCATTCACCCGGACATCAGCGATGTTGATCGTGCTCATGCCATGCCCTCCAGTTCGTCGGCCAAGGCGCGCAGGCTCTGCGCCGTCTCAAGCGGTTGGAGCCATCCGGCGTAGAGGGCGGCTTGGCGCGTGAAGAGGCGCGCGACTCTGATGCTGTCTTTGCGATCGGTCGCCAGACTGGCGATCTCGCCGGTGACGACGTCGGAGATGCGCGCGACCTGCTCGGATGGCGCGAGAGCTGCGCAACGCTGAGGGTTCAGGGGGATGATCTGAGCGCTCATGCTGCCCGCCCCTGCTTGATCAGATTGCTGATGTAGGCCTTGTCCCGAAGGAAGATGCCCTCGAGTTGGATCAGCGTCAGGCTCGGGAAAGCCGCCCGCACCGTGGCGACGCAGGCCCGCAAGGCGCGCATGTTGCTGACGCCCTCGCGCTGCCCATTGGCAGGGTTCGGGCGAAGCGACTTTGGCGTGACGCCATGCTGGCGGCACACGGTTTCGATCAGGCTCCGGACCGGCGCGTCACAGGCGCCCAGCGGCCAGGCGGGAGCAACGTCGTTCGCGGGCTTCGTTTGAAACAGCGCGCGGATTTCTATCTCTGACCGGCCGTAGCGGATGGCCAGGGCCTGCCACGGCGTCGGCCGATCCTTGGCCCGGTGAGCTTCGATCTCGCGGATTTCCTCGTGGGTGAGCCCGCCCCGGCGACAGGTGGCGAAGACGCCAGCATTGCCTTGGGCCCCGGCGTTGGTGGCGCGGGTCATCCGATCACCTTGCCGTCGCGCACACGCACGTCGGTCCCCGGCTGGACGGACTTCGGAGAAAGGGCGGAATAGACCGACGAACCGACCCGGTACGTGACCAGATGCTGGCCGTCCCGGCGCAGGGTACAGGTCTGGACGTTGACGCGCTGGGTCATTGCGCCACTCCAACCTTGGGGCGGCGGCGCAGGCTGACGACGTCCATTTCGGCGCGCATCTGAGCATTCCGAGCCGCGCGCAGGTTGGCGCCGGCAATGCCCATGCGACGGGTATCCTGGCGGTGATACGCCTCGTTCCACTCGTCCTTGCAGCGGAGGAAGTCGGCCTCAGCGACGGCGAGGCGATAGCGAGCCCTTAGGGTGCGGAAACCAAACATCAGCAGGCCTCCCGAAGGCGTGTGACGTTCGTGGCGACGGCGCGCAGTTCGCGGGCCTCGTGCTTCACGCGGTCGAGGCCGTCCATCAGGGCGTCGATGGCGGCCAGATCACCCGCCTGGATCGCCGAAGCGATGGGGAGGATGGCGGCCGCAGCCTGAACCACGTCGTGGGATTCCTTGACCGGACACGCCGTCGTGGCGACGGCAGGTGGCTCGATCTCCGCGGCGAAGGCTCCGAAGATCACCGACTGGCCGCAAGCGTCCTCCAGGGTCCACACCTGTTCCCACGTCGGGATATCGCGGGCGTGTTCGGGATTGGCGCTGCACAGTTGCGAAACGCGCTGGCGGCTGATGCCAAGGCGCGCCGCAGCTGCGTCTTGTCGGCCGACCTTCACGACCAGCTTAGCGAAGAGGGCCTTGAGCCTAGCGTGGTCGAATGGAGCACTCATGATGCGCTCCCGTTCAGGCAGGCGTATTCGCCCCAAGCCTCTGCGGCTCTCTTGTCGTAGTGGGTCGCAGCTTCCTTCGCAGTGTCGTAAGTTCCGAGGTTCTCCAGCACCCCGTTGATGCGGATTCTCGCAGTCCAGCGCCTTCCATTCCGAAAGACGCCCTTGAACGTGCGGCCCGACGCCGGGGATCGATTTCTGACGTTCTCTGCCGCCGTGCAGAGGCGAAGGTTTTCCCTTCGATTGTCCAACGGATCGCGGTTGATGTGATCGACCACTTGGCCAGTCGGGTCTCCCATGATCTGGCGGTGCATATAAACTTGCGCAGGACCACAACCGTCCGATTTGCGCCGCCTTCTAACAGCACGAGGAACTCCGCTGTTCTTATGCGATGCAGACCATCGGTATTTGCTCAGCTCGCCAAAGTCTTCGGCGCTGACTTTGGTCGTTAGACCGCCTGTCAAGGGAATGGTGTGTTCACTTTTGTTCATTGCGCTTATCCAGCAGCTTGCAAGGTGACGCTTCCCCGCTGCGGGCCTACTCAGGCCGCATGCAAAGGAGGCTCGGGGTCGGGATCGTTGGCGGGTTGGGGAGGAGGTTCAGGCGACGGGCGCAGGACGCTCGGGTGCAGCGTCCGCACGAGGACGCCGTGAACGATCTCCGCGATGCGGGCGTATTCGGCGTCAGTCATGGGGGTCCCCCGGCGAGGGCGCGGTGGGGGATGACTCCCTCGCCGGGGCTCTCCACAGTGCGGATGTCAAACAGCACCGGAGAAATGGAATGTCCGTCGAACGCGAAATCGAAATCGAGAGCATCGTCTTCGAGGCGGAGCCCCCTGAAAGTCACTTCCGGCGCTCCGCCCTGGTCACATGGAGAATCTCCACAGCGGGAACGAACAACCAGTTCACCGTGCCGATCCGCATCATGGTCACGCCGGAATACCCGGAGACCGAGGTCGTTAAATTCGCTCGCGCAGCCCTTCATGTCGTCATGGCCTCGCTTGCGAACCAGACGACGCAGTGGCGGATTGAGGCTGAGAAGGATCAGTGACCCAGGACTGATTCAGGTTGTCCCACTCCCGGCCAAAGATATCGCTGACCGAAGGGATGGGCTCTTCGCTGAAGCCGCCCTGCCCGTCCGCCACCCGCCGGTAGCCACGGCGCGTGATGAGACCAGCGCCTTCCGCCTTGGTCAGCCAGTAGTCATGCACGGCCTGTGCCTCAGCGAGGTCAGCCGCACGCTCGGCAAGGCGTTGGAGGATCAAAGCGCTGTCCATCACGCAGCCTCCGATGAGGGAGAGGTGTCGTTGGCAGGCGAAACCCAACGCGCCGGAGCAATGCCCAGCACTTGTTCAATTTTGACGGCCAGCCGGAGCGAAGGCGTCCGTTGGCCGTGGGCAATTTCGTGAGCGTAGCTTGTGCTAATTCCGACGCGATCTTTCAGCGCTTTGGCGAGCGTCGACTTTTCGCAAATCTCGGTCTGGGTCATGCGAGATATTTCGCACATAGCGAAAATCTTCGCAAGGTCGATTTCGCTATGTGCGTAGGGACGCCGCCCGGCATTCTATCGCAGACTGCGAATATGTCGGACGTTCAATGGTTTGCTCGGGATTGGCGCAAGGAGCGAGGCCGCACGCTCGAGAGCGTTGCGGAAGAACTTGGCACGTCGGTGGGCTATCTCAGCGACATGGAGAAGGGGAAACGTCGCCATAATAGCGACTGGGCCGAACGCCTTGCCCGCGTCTATGCCATCACTGCACAGGACCTTTATCGGCATCCCGATCGCGCGGTCGCGGGTGTTACGACCGATTCTGTCCCAGTCGTTGGCTTAGTGGGCGCGGGGTCTGTCGCGACCCTGTTTGCTGAAGGCCAGGGTCCCTTGGATTATGTCGAGCCGCCGCAGAACGCGACGCCACACACCGTTGCCCTCCAGGTTCGCGGAACCAGCCTAGGTCCCGCATGGGACGAGTCGATCATCTACTACGACGACGTGCGCTCGCCGGTGACGCCCGACCTGCACGGCCGCCTGTGCGTGGTCGGCCTGCCAGACGGGCGCGTGTTGGTTAAGATCTTGAAGGCCGCAGGCGACGGCACGTTCCACCTGCTGTCGAACTCCCTCGAAGAGCCACTGCTCAATGAGGAGGTCGCCTGGGCCGCTCGTGTAAAGGCGGCTCATCCGCGCTGATTGACACCTCAGGCCACGCCTGAAAGAACCGCGTCATCATTTGGGGGCTGAAACCATGACGACCAACTCTTTGAGCGCCGATACCCAGGCGATCATGAGCTTCGAAGCGAACAAGAAATCCGCGGGCGTAGCCTACCTGCTGTGGTTTTTCACCGGCGGCATCGGCGGACATCGCTTCTACATGGGCCGCACAGGCTCGGCCATCGCTCAGTTGATCTTGTCGATCTTGGGTTGGCTCACGATTTGGGCCGCGGGGTTTGGCCTTCTGTTCCTTATACCGCTCGGGATTTGGCTTTTGGTCGATGTGTTCACGCTCGGCGGAATGGTGTCGGACCACAACAACAAGCTGATGCAGCGCTTGAATGCTGGCAGCGCACCGCGCGCCAACCCGGCGGATGAGTTGGCGAAGTTCGCAGCGCTTCGCGATAGCGGCGCGATCTCAAACGATGAGTACGAGGCTCAGAAGCGCCGGCTTCTGGGCGTGCCTGACGCCGTCGTTGTTCCCTGACGGCACAGCGCGTGAACAAGCTCATCATAGCGGGGGCTGCGGCCCTGGTGATCGTCGGTGGCGTCGTCGCTGCCAATGCGATCCTCAGTCCGGAACCCACAGTCCCAGCTTCAACACAGGCCATGCATGAAGTGGGCCCAGGCTTCTTCGTTGTCGCGGTTCAGCCCAATGCCGATCCAGCAACGTTCGAAGATCTCGCCGGCCTGAAATGCCTGGACGTCGACAATTGCATGGTCGGGTTCTGGAAGCACGGCGAGGAGCCCACGGCCCTCCCCTTCACTGAGGCGCAGATCAAGGCCCAGCTCTTTGCGTACGCGGTCAACCGGGAGACGGGCTTCAAACGAGTGGCCTGGGACTGTGCGTCCTACCCGGCGACGCCGCGCAAGGACTGCATAGCTAAGGCCGGCTAACACGCGTCACCTGCTGCTGACGGCGAACTGATCCTAAAAAAGAGGGGCATGGTGGCATGAAGGCTGAAGAGTTGCCCTCGTTGTCATTCTTTGGCGATGCCAGCAGCAAGAACAGCACGTTCATGGTGGCGGGCGGCTTCGCCGTAAGCGGCAACCGCATCAATGAAATTGAGGATCACATCGCCAAGCTGCGCGATGATGCGGGCATAAAATCTGAATTTCATTGGGCCGACTATCGCGGCGGAAGCCGACGCCAAGCCTATGAAGCCCTTGTGAAGTACGGCTTCGATCTCGTGAATAAGCGGAAGGCCGCGCTACATCTGATCATTGCGCGCTTCGAGGGGTACAACCATCGACAGAAAGAGGGGGAGGATCGGGACACAAGCGTCAACCGCATGTACTTCCAACTCGGCCTTCACCGGGTAGCCCGCTTCTATGGAGCGAGCCGCGCAATCCACTTCAGATTGGACGCAGGCAACGACTGCAAAGACATTTGCGGGATGCGAAACGAGCTATGCGCAAAGGCTTATCGACAATACGACACACGCCCGAACTGCATCCGATCCATCGAGCCCGTAAAATCTCAGAACGTTGGCATCGTGCAGATGGCGGACGTCATCATGGGCGCGGTAGCCGCCAAGCAAAACGGCATCACTCACAAGAACGCTAAAGCTGATTTGGCTGATTTTGTTCTTCGCTCATCGGGAAGACAATCTTGGGGGGTGAGTACCCCAAAATCCGCGCGCTTTCTAACGGTGTGGCACCACGAAAAGCGATGAGGTCCCCCGCAGCCCTATCTCGCGGTTTCCCGGAGCACAGCTGGTCAAGCCAGCGTATTCGAACTGCGGAGGCCTTGCATTCAAGGTAGGCGATTCTGACCGAATCAGCAAGGCTGAAAGGCGCCATTTTATCGCAACGTCAAGACTGGTGCGCGCACCATCAACAGCCCCGACCCCGCCCCACCAGGCGGGGTTTTTGTTAGGCGCAATTGGAAACGGCGGCCCCGGATGGAGCCGCCGTCTTTTACGACGGGCCGCGGTTAGGCTACGAGCCACCGCAGAGAAGCTTTAAAGCTTAGGCCCGGCGCCTGTGGGCTAGTTCCTGTGACTGATGCCGTGCCGTCCGACCAATCGCCTTGGAGGTTGATCGTCACAACGTCCACCCCAAAGACGGAGGGCATGTGCGCGGCGTGTCGGCCCGTGGTGATGGTGGCCGAAAAGCTGCCCCCGTCAACGGCATAGGTGCCTGTATAGAAAAGCGCGGAATCGCCTCCACGGACGCACCCGTCATGCAGCACGATCACCCCATCGCCCTGGCCCATGGGGGTAGCGAAACTGACAGCGTAAAGACCGTTCTTCATGACGCCGCTCCTTACGCCGCGCACTGCTTCGCGCGCTGGGCCTCTTGGATGCCCTGAATACGCGCACGGATAGCCTTGTCGGCGTCGGACTTCGCCATGGCATTGCCGATGCCGTAGTCGCCGAGGAAGCCAGCAACCGAGCGCCAGTCGAAGTCGGCCGTCTCGGCGATCTGGGTCTGCACTTGGTTGGCTCGGACCAGCTCAAGGCGGAGGTCGTTGCAGTCCATGGCCTCAGCCTCGGCCGACGACCACTGCGTGGCGATTGGATAGCGCTTCGTCGCGCAGGCAGAGGTGACGGATGCGGCGACGACCAGCGCCGCCACGATGGCGATCTTCTTCATTCGGGGTGCCCCAGAGATATGCGTCCAAGCCCCCTGCCCGGACATAACGCCGTCATATCACGTTGTTTTCATCCGTCTATAACAGAGGTCAGTAACGGGCGTTTTCCATCAATACCGATGGCTTCCCCACCCGGAACAGAACGCGTGCGAGAACAGATTTTCGCACATTGCGAAAATAATGCTTGACGACAAACTTCGCTATCTGCGAAATATCTCCCATCACCGGGAGACGAACGATGTCACTCAAGAACGAAATCACCCACGATCCGAAGGCGGCGGCCTGGTCTGCACTGAGCGCTTTTCGCGCCACCTTCCCCGCTCCGACCGCAGAGAACCGCGCGATCGAAGCGCGCCTGGAAGCCGACCTCACTGCCCTGCGCGAAGCCGATGGTTCGCTGTTCGAGGATCGTGCCGACGAGCTGATCCGCTGGGCGGACAAGAACGAGGCGCTGGCCGAGCAATACCCATCGGCCGCGAAGGACTATCGCCACACGGCGTCGCTCTTCCGCGCTGAGGCCGCTGAACTGCGCCGCAAGGCCATTGTGGTTCGGGCCGCCACCTTCGGGATGGCCGCGTGATGAACCGGGACGCCATCATCGCCGCGGAAGACCTGTGCATCGACATGGACGCTGATCTGGCTCGCGCCCGCTCTGCACTGTCGCTGTCGAACACGGTCAAGGCCGAGCGCCACGTCGCTGACGCTCTGACGGCCGCCAAGCGGATCATCGCCCTGCTGGAAGGTGCCCCGTCGCTCCAGCCCGCGATCCGCATCCCCGCCAACGATCCTTTCCGGGAGATTGCAGCTTGAACAAGCGCCAGCAAGCCAAGGCCGCCACGCGCGCCAAACTGATCGCCGCCGCCAGAAAGCTCTGGGCCGAGCCCGGCACCTATGAGCGCATGGGCATCCGGGAGATTTCGACCGAAGCCGGAATGTCGACCGGCGCGGTGTTCGCCAACTGGAAGAGCAAGGCCGACCTGTGGCGAGACGCCATGGGCTACGAGCCTCCGGTCGACTGCGCCGAGGTTCGTGCCGTTCTGCAGGCCTCCGCAGCGACGCTCTACCCGAGGGCTGCCTGATGGGCGCCGTGATCCCCTTTCCCCGCCAGCCTCACGCGCAGTCGCTGATCAAGCACACGGCGACGCTCAACTGGCTGGACCGCCACGGCGCGGCGCATCGCGAGCGTCATGCGGCTTGGACCGCCCGTGAAGCGGCGCGCATGGCCTGGAACCGCGCCCGCTCCATGCGGGAAGCCGGAGAGGCCCTGACCTTCCGCATCGATCACCGCTCGCAGGTGATCGGATGACCCATACCCATCCCGAAGCCAGAGACGAGGCGGGCGCCAACAACGCCCCCTCGATGGCTCCCGCTCTCACTGAGGCGCACATGCCCCCGCTGACCATCGAACCCAACTACGGCCTGATCTGGGAAGGTGAACGCCCGCCCATCGCCAAGGCATACGTCGCCGCGCAGAAGGCCATGGACGCCATCAAGAAGGCGGCGCGCAACGATCACTTCCGGACCAAGTACGCCGATCTGGCCGAGGTGGTCGAAGCGGTTGTGCCCGCGCTCAACGAGCATGGCATCGGCGTCATCCAGAACGCGGTGAATGACGGAGACTGGGTATCGATCACCACGACCCTGCTCCACGAGAGCGGATCGTCTGTCAGCAGCACCCTGCGCCTGCGCCCCTCCAAAACCGACCCTCAGGGCGTTGGCTCGGCGATCACCTATGGCCGTCGCTACTCCCTGCTGGCGATGACCGGCGCTGCGCCCGAGGACGACGACGGCAACGCCGCCAGCGGCCCGCGTCAGGACCGCCGTGAGCAGACCGGTCCGTCCGCCGCTGCTCAATACGCGGCCGACCAGCTACGCCAAGCGCGGACGAAGGACGAGTTCACCCACTTCTGGAACAGCGAGAAGGAAGGTCTGCGGCAGTCGCTAAGCGACGGCGACTACGCGCACGTCGTCAAGGTCATGCAGTCCGAGGCCAAGCGCTTCGCACCGGCCGAGGCTGCCAATGCTTCGACGCCCTTCGACGAGAAGGACGCGGCCTGATGACCAAGATGTACGTCAACTCCAAGGGCCAGGACGTCGAGATTGCATCGATGGCCTATCCCCATCTGTGTTCGGCCCACGCGAAGTTGGTCCGGGAGCAGCGTGACGGCCTGCGCCAGGCGGAGATCGACGCCATGGCGGCCGAGATCGCCACACGGGACGAAGCGCATGCAGCCGCACAGGCCGCCGAGGCGGAGGGCGCAGCATGACGGCTGAGGCCATTCACCTCACGAACGCCACTCCGTTCGACCTCATCGCCGAGGACGCGGAGACTTGGCTGGAGGAAGCCCGCAACTGGGCTGACGGCCAGCCTGTCGAGAACCAGAAGCAGGCGGATGCCGTCTCCACGATCATCGACGCTCTGCGGAAGTCCGCAGATGCCGCGGAGAAACAGCGCAAGGTCGAGGTCAAGCCGTTCGATGACGCCAAGGCCGCTGTGCAGGAGCGGTATGCGCCACTCTTCGCTCCGGCGACCAACAAGTCACCGGGCAAGGTACACAAGGCGGTCGCCGCGCTGAAGGCTGTACTCGCTCCCTACCTGCGCAAGTTGGAGGAGGAGAAGCGCGCCGCTGAGGCTCGGGCCCGCGAAGAGGCCGAACGCGCTGCCCGCGAGGCTGCAGAAGCCCTGCGCGCCGCCAATGCCGCAGACCTCGCTGCCCGAGAAGCGGCTGAAGAGAAGGTTCGTCAGGCTGAGGCTGCGGACAAGGCGGCCAAGCAGGCGGCCAATGAGCGCGCCCATGCCAACGGCGGCGAGCGCGCCATCGGCCTGAGAACCAAGCACGTCGGGATGATCCTCGATCTGAACGAGGCCGTGAAGTTCTACTGGCGCCAGGACGACAAGCCGTTCCGCGAACTGATCCAGCGCCTGGTCGATGCCGACATCCGGGCCGGCCGTCGCGGCACCGCCATCCCCGGCGTCGAGATCCGAGAGGAGAAGGTGCTTTGACCCGCCACCTCCTCAAGCTCACGCCTAGCCAGCGCGATACCGCCCATGCCTGGGTGGAGAAGGCTCTCCGTCTCTGGCAGCCCGGCGCAGCCTGGATACTGGAGGTTCGCGAGGCCACGCGCTCGGACGAACAGAACCGCGCCCTCTGGTCGCTCTTGGGGCAAATCCAGAAGGCTCGCCCTGTCCACAACGGAGTCCAAATGGACACCGAAACGTGGAAATGCCTGTTCATGCACGCGCTCGGCCGCGAGGTCCGCTTCGTCCCGACGCTGGACGGTTCGTCCATGCTCCCGCTGGGCCTGCGTTCCTCAAAACTGACCAAGCGCGAGTTCTCGGACCTGATTGAGCTGATCCTCGCTTGGTGCGCGGAGAACGGCGTCGAGGTCGAGCACTTCGACGCGGCGAACGACGACCACGCCTCTGCAGATCGCGAGGCAGCATGACCGTATTCACCTACGAAGAGCGTCACGTCATCGCCGCCGCCGCGAAGCTCCGGCGCGAAGCCAGAAAAGCTGCCACCAAGGCCCGCCCGAAGAGCCCCAAGGCGGATCGCGGCCGTGAGCGCGACAACGGCTTCCGCCAGTATATCCGGCGCCAGCCCTGCGAAGCCCGCCACCTCGGCGGCTGCTCCGGACCCGTTCAACATGCCCACGTCAGCTATCGGGTGCACGGCATCGCGAACAGCTTTGGCCGGGGCGTGAAGAACCACGACCGCCACGGCAACCCGCTCTGCGACGGTCACCACAAGATGCAGCACCGCATGGGCGACGAGCGCGCCTTTTGGTCCCTGCTCGGCAAGGACGCCTACGAAACCGCCGCCGCTCATTACGCGGCCTACCAGAAGGCCCACGACCATGCCTGAATCAACCAAGAGCCCGGCAGAGGTGCTGGAGTGGAAAGGCGGGAAGTGCCGCGTTCCGATGTGGATGGGCGGTTTTCCTGCTGGATTCTGCGGCGAGCCCGCGAACGGACCTCAGTTGCCGAGGGAGGTTCTGTTCTGGGTTCGTGGGTGGCGTAAGGGGGATAGCCCATATTGCCACGGCCCGTGCTGCCCGGCGCATGGCGGCCCCAAAGACGGCGAGCCCATCCTATTCGCAGACGGAACCGACGAGCGAGGCTATCGCATGTGGTGTGCCGTCATGCCCGATTTCGAGAACCTTCAGGAAAGCCCTGCCGGGTTCGACACGGACGGAAACGTGGCAATCGAGAAGCTCCGCCAAGCCTCCCGCCGTGGGGGTGAGGCATGAGCGGGCTGGCAAAAGCGGCTTATCACGGCACGCCCATCACACCGAACACGGTCCTTCAAGCGCTCGGCTTCCGCGACTACTGCGTCTCCTACTACCGCCCGGATCAGGTCGAGTGGATCGACGCGAACGCTCGGTCGTGGTTCGCGGACAACGGCATCTTCTCCGCATGGATGAAGGGAACCGAGTTCAGCGACGCCTACTGGCATGACTATTACGACTTCTGCCGTCGCTGGTGCTTGGACGGAAACTGCGCATGGGCTGTCATTCCTGACCCCATCGGCACCGGCACCCAAGAACTGGACTACTTCATTCGGGAGTGGCCTGCCGACCTACGAGACTACGGCGTGCCGGTCTATCACCTCGATGAACCGATCCACCGGGCGGTGAGCCTGCTGGAGCGCTTCGGGCGGCTCTGCGTCGGAGCTACCGGTGAGTATCGGGTGATCCTGTCAGTCGCCTTCTGTGAGCGCATGGACGAACTGTTCAACGCGATCCATGCGGCCTTTGGCTCCATCCCGCCGGTCCACTTCTTCCGTGGCCTCCAGCTCCTGAAGCCGGACTGCGACTGGCCCATCACATCGGCCGATAGCACGGACATCGCGCGGAACCACAACCGGCTGAAATCCATCTCCCCGCTGGAGAGATCGAGAAGGCGCATTGGCGACCAGGCAGCCGAGGTTGCCACACTGCTTGAAGAGATGTTCGGCAACCGTCCGGAAGGATCCGAGCACCACCTTTGGGCCGTCCAACAAGCTGCCGGACGCTGGGATGCTATGGCCGCTCGCCGGGGCACCGCATGGCCCCCTGCGCGCCTGTCGCAGCGCCAGCTTTTCGGAGCAGCGGCATGAGCGGGGTGAAGCATACGCCGGTCGAACTGCACGCTGTTTTCAACGGCCTGTATTGGGACGTTGCAGTTGGTCCGCACGACTACAGCCAGCGGGTTGCGTCATGCCACGCGAACCACGTGCTTGGGCACGGCCTTGAGGACGCGGAGCGTCACGCCCGCCTCTTCGCCGCCGCGCCTGATCTGCTGAAGGCCGGGCAAAACGTCGTCGAAGAATGGGGGATGCGCACTGGCGATGACGACGCGCTGCTGCCCTCATCCGAACAGCCTGAAAGCATTGCCGCCCTGATGCGCGCCATCGCCCGCGCCCGTGGTGAGCAGGACGGGGGTGGGGAATGATCGCCGCCCTCTACGTCGAAACCAACGGCGCCTATTACGGCCTGGATGGCGTGGATCCGTGGGACGAGGCTCGGGACGCGCGGCTATATGACGGCCCGCGCCCGGTCGTCGCGCACCCGCCCTGCCAGCGCTGGGGCAAGATGTGGTTCGGCCAGCCTCTGACGGTGAAGAAAACCGGACACCGCAAGACCAAGGGTGCCGACGCCGGCTGCTTCGCCGCCGCTTTGACCGCCGTGCGCAACTTCGGCGGTGTGCTGGAGCATCCGTGGGGTTCTCAAGCCTGGGCGTGGTTCGGACTGACGGTTCCCGACCGCAGGGGCGGCTGGGTCCGAGCCGATCAGTTCGGCGGATGGACCTGCTGCGTCGAGCAAGGCCGCTATGGTCACTATGCCCGCAAGCCGACGCTTCTCTATGCGGTTGGCTGCGATCTGCCGGATCTGGATTGGGGCCACAGCCCCATGAATCTGGATCCCGCCGTAGTCGAGCGCATGGTCCTCGAGCGCGCCAAGCGTCTCGGCGAGGTCGGCGCGCGCGGCGGCGGCACGGACAGCACCCCCCGCATCCACACCCCCGAACCTTTCCGCGACCTCCTGATCGGCATGGCCCGGTCGGTTCGTCGCGATGAACTTCCGCTTTTCAGGAGCGCAGCATGACCAAACAATCAGTGGCTGGGCCAGGTGGCTATCTGGTCAAAGATTTCGCGGACGGCTGGTATTGGACGCCGAACGCAGCGTTGGACCACGCTGGCGGCGCTCCGGTGTGGTCAGTGTCGGACGCCCGATATGAAACCGATCCGCCCGCCCTCTCCACCCGCGAGGAAGCCCCTGACTGGACCGCAAGAACCGAAGCCGCTTGGGCCGAGAACAACCGCGAGAAGGCCCCAGCCTCAGCCCTTGATAATTTGGTTGATCGGTTCGCCGCCGCTCTAAAAGAGAAACTGCACGCCTCCGAGGCCAAGTACGGTCACAACGACGCATGGATGCGCGACGACTGGCTTGACGACCTGATCGAGCAGCTTGGCGAGCACGTTCAGAAGGGCGATCCGCGCGATGTAGCGGCCTACTGTGCCTTCGCTTGGCACCACGGATGGTCCCTCACCCCCCGCCATGAAGCCCCAGCCTCGGAAGGGGAACGCGAGCCTCTGTGTATGGCCTACAAGACTGGCTATGCGGAGGGTGTCGAGGACAGTAACGGCATGTTTGACCGGGAGTCCTGCGAAGAAGGATGGGGCCAATATGCGGAGAAGCTTTCCGTCCAGCCCGCGCTTCCGGCTCGGCTGCCGCTTCCGACCGTTGACGACGGACGTGGCGGTCGCCGTCCCATCAATCCGCAGGATGACCGCTGATGACCGACGCCAAGCATGAAGCCCCAGCCGAGGGGGCGGGGGAGTTGCTGCCGTGTCCGTTCTGCGGAGGCGAGGCAAGCGAACGCATGATCTCGCCGGGCATCAATACGTCTGACGATTTCGAGGCGATCTCCTGCGGAAGTTGTGGCGCAATGATCTCTGACGCCACACCCGCCGAATGGAACCGACGCGCCCGTTCGTCTGCGCCGGAAGCCCGCGAGGATGCGCAGCCGGTTCATGCGCTAGACGTTGTTCGTGACCCTGCGGTTGAGGGCACAAATCGTTTTGTCGGTGCCACCCACCCCGCCCCCGACGCGCTGCCGGTGGCTTGGGCGCCAGCGGAAGACATCGATCTTCTGACGCGCTCGACCAGGGACGGCCGAACCGCCCGGCGAACCGTCAGCCTGTTCAATCACCGGAGGGATGGCCTCTTGCCTCTCTACGGCAATGCTGCCTCCGACGTTCTGCGGACAATCGAAATGCTGCGAGCCAGCGAGGGCGATAGCGTCAACATCCTTTGTGACAACCCCGAGGCAACCGGCCCAGCCGACGCAATGGCCGTCGTGTGTTGCGGCCTGTGGACCGACTGGAAAGACCGCCGGTTCTATGGCCGGGACGTGGCCGACGCCTTGAGCAAAGCCCTCGCCGCCCTGCAAGCCGAACAGAAAGGCGGTGCGTGATGGAGATCAAATCACGGCCAGCCGGAGATGACGATGTTCACAAGCGCCTCGTCATGGCTATCGAGGTGCCGCACAATGCCTATCTGTGGGTTCCGGAAGACGCCATCGACTTCACGCCGCGCGTCTTGCCTATCGTCTACGGCGATGGACGTGCCCTCTTTCGGATCACCACCATCAATGACCGGCCGGCTTGGTGGATGATCCGAGGATGCAGCACTTGGGGGTGTGGCCTTGACCGTGATGACGCTCCCGGCCCCGACTTCGGCGAGCTGACCGATGACATCCTGACGGCCATGGAAGAGGCCTTCGGCGACGCCCGATGCTCCTATAGCGGAAGCAGCCTACGCTATCCGAGGGCCGAGCGCATTCAGTGGTGCCAGTGCGAGCAATGCGACGACGAGGAGACCCTGTCGGCATTCCCCGAGGTTGATGGGAGCGGAGGGTGTTCTTGGTCGCGAGCCGATTGGCCGGACGGCTTTGAGACCACACCTCACCCGCTGAGCGCGAGGGGGAATCTCCTAACCGTATCCAACCTGCAAGCCGAACAGGGGGCGAAGTGATGGCTGCGCACGACGAGCACAACAAACTCGCCACCGATTTCGTCATGAAGGTCGGCAAGGGCACGCGGACCTATTCTGAGGTCTGCGTTGTTCTTGAAACGATCATTCTTGGTGCCATGCGGCTTCTGGTCGGCATCTATGGGCTCAGGCCGTCGACAGCATCGGGACTTGTCGAGGCTGCCGTTCAGTCCGCAGTCGAACGCTTCACAGCCCCCTCGGATAAGGAGGGCGGGGAGTGATGGTCCTTACTATTCCTGCCGTGATCGTTCCAATTATCGCCACCATGGCAATCTGGATTGTCGCCGTCGTGTGGCCGACCGGCTCAAGCATCGGAAGTTACGACTTCGGACCACAGCTCCGATCTGTTCTGCATTTCTTCCTAGCTGTCATCGGATCGCTGCTGACCTGGCTCCTCTTTTTCGCATTTCTTCTGGTGACAGCATGACCCACCCCCTCACCCCGCGCGAGAAGGTGGCCGTGTTTGAATCGTGCCCTGGTTGCGGAGCCGACGAACCCATAAATCGATGCTTGGGATGCAGGCACGACTTTTCACCCGGCAACCGTCAAGCGATCCTTGACAGTTCACCGCTCGCCGCCCTCACCGCCCTCGCATCCGGCTCCGGCGATCATGCGGAACTGGGGAATAGATTGCGGGCATCGAAGAGGAACCGTCATGGCATCTATGGCCGAGTGCTGGTCAACCCTGACGGCCCAGCCGCAGCCGCAGCCCTAGAAGCCCTCCTCGCAGAGAACGCGGCGCTGCGGGGTGAGCGGGATGCGCTCGACTTGGCGCTCGGCGTGTCGAAGATGATGGTCAATGACCAAGACCATCGGGCCACCGAAGCAGAGCGCAAGCTGGCTGAGGCGGTGGGGCTGTTGGGCGATGTGGTGTTCGTGCGGAAGGACAACGCGGGACGGTCGGCTGAATACATGCTGTCCGAGGTCATCACTAAGGCCCGCACCTACCTCAGCAAGGAGGCCGAACGTGGGTGAGAAGCAGTTTACGGTCGTCTTTGACGGCGACCTCCGCAAGTTCAAACCGAACCCGTTCCAGACCGACACGCCATTCGGTCGTCCATCTGCCTGCGGCCTCGGCAACATGTTCGAGCGCGAAGACGAGGCTGCAGAAACGATCAACCAGATGGAAGAGGCCTTGCGAGCTATCCGAGCAGCGTGGCCGGTCGGCACGAACACGCCCGAACAGGCCAATGCCCTCGTTCTGGTCAATCGGGCCATTGATAGAGCGGAGTCGTATTGATGACTGACCCTATGGAACTGGTGGGGCGGCTGGAATGGACCGCCCGGGACGATTATCCGAAGCACATCGTCAACCCGCTCCTCACCGAAGCCGCCGCCTGCATCCGCGAGATGGTGGAGTGGCGGCCTATTGAGACGGCTCCGAGGGATGGGGCATGGATACAGGCATGGAGAACGCCCGCCAGCCCTAACGACGGATGGTGGGAGCCCCTCGTCCATGTCCGATGGGACGACGAGGACGAGGCGTGGGTCTGGCCTGACGACACCTATGAGGTGTTCACAGAGTCCGGCTGTGAGCGCGCTGACTTTAAGATCGCGGACTGCGAGTTCTACAGCGACACCTCATTCACCCATTGGCGCCCGCTCCCCCTCCCTCCAGCACCAGGAGCAGAAGCATGACCGCTGACCTGTCCGCCCTCATCGCTAGGCTGGAGGCTGCCGAGGTAGGGAGCCGGGAGCTGGATGCTCATGTCGAGATCGCCGCGCGCGCCTTCGAGGCGGCAAAGACTGGCCTCGCCCGGGAGCATTGGGCCATTTGGCGCGCGAGTTCATCCGGCATCGTCAGTGATGGTGCCACCCAATACGCATCGGCCACCGTCACCACCTCCCTCGACGCCGCCCTCGCGCTGGCGGAGAGGGTGCTGCCAGACCGCGAGATAGCCCTTTCTCAGCGTAAACCGCGCCACCTGGAGACGTGCGCTGAATGGTGGCATGCGAGCCTGTTCAAGGTCCGCACAGGTGTGGTCTTCGGGGTCGGTCCCAGCACCGTAACGGCGAAGGCCTCAACCCCCGCCCTGGCCCTAGCCATCGCCATCCTTCGCGCCAAACAGGGAGAGGGGTGATGGCCCGAGAGATCAAAGCTGTCGTGGTGATGCACTACGATGAAACCGGCTGGCTGGACGTGAAGATCGCAGACCCTGACGGAAATGTCGTGGTTCTAACCGTGGACGATCGCGTCCCGGCGGATCGGGTTTACGAGCATACGATCCGCGAAGACCCGGCCGACGTTCTCGCCATTGCTCCGAGGCCGTGGGGCCATAAGGACGACGAGCGCGGCCAGTCTCTTGAAACGCGGCTGCACCATTTGGAGCATGGCCTGAAGGTGGTGAAATGACCCCCATCGTCCTGATCTGCGCTGTCCTGGCGTTCTCAGACGGCGATAGCGGATGGTGCCACCGTGAGGACGGCTCTCGGGTCAAGGTTCGGCTCGGCGGCATGGATGCGGGCGAACTGCCGCCCTACACCCGCTGCCGTCGTCAGCCTCGCATCTGGGCCTGCTCTCGGGTCGCCAAGCGGTTCGCGCCGATAGCAGCAGATCGTGCGCGCGGCCTCGGAGCCTTCGGCGCTCGTTGTACCCAGACCAGCACCGATCTGTACCGCCGCCCTGTCGTCACCTGCACCGTCGCAGGCGAGGACATAGGCGCCACCCTCGTCCGCGAGGGGCTGGCCATCAACGAACCAAACTACCGGCCTTCGTATGCTGAAGAGCAGGAAGAGGCGCGGAGAGAAAGAAGGGGGGTGTGGCGGTGAGCCGCGTTCCGACAGTTCGACGCACCGATCTGGACCGGAGCCTTGCCGCTCTCAAGGCGGCAGGACACGAGATAGCAGGCGTCACCATCAAGCCGGGGGGCGAAGTCATGATCTTGACGGGATCGCCTTCGACGGCCCACCAATCCGCCTCTGTGTCCGCTCTGGACGCTTGGCGGGAGAATAGGCGTGGCCAGGGTGCGGCTTAAGGGCCTGAACCAGATCACCAAGAAGCGCGCGGACGGCACCCGCGTGACCTACTGGTATGCGTGGAAGGGCGGACCTCGCCTCCCCGGCTCTCCGGGCTCGCCTGAGTTCATGGCCGCCTACAACGCCGCCGTGGCCGAGCGGAGGGCGCCGAAGACCGACACGCTGCGATCCCTTGCCATCCTCTACAAGCAGTCGCCAGAGTTCGACGGGCTGGGCGAGACCACGAAGCGCGAATGGACGCGCTGGCTGGACGTCATCATGGACGATAGCAGCGGCCCCCTGTCCATCGGCGGCCTGCCGTTCGATGCGCTGGACGACCGCCGCGTGAAGGCCGAGATATTGGCTTGGCGCGATCAATGGGCAGACCGACCCCGCAAGGCCGACTACGGCATCCAGGTGCTGTCGCGTGTGCTGTCGTGGGGAATGGATCGCGGCCTGCTCGCGCTCAACGCCGCAGCCGGGATCAAGCAGCTCTACACGAGCAATCGAGCTGATCAGATTTGGGCGGCCGACGAAATCGATCGCTACGCCGCCGCAGCGAAATCGCCCGAGGTTGGCTTCATTGTCCGCCTCGCCTGCCTGACCGGCCTGCGCCGCGAAGACCTGGCCTCGCTGTGCTGGTCTCACGTCGGAGACCTCGCCATCGTCAAGGCGACGAAGAAGAGCCGTGGGAAGAAGACAGCCGTCATCCCCCTGCTGGACGACACGAAGGAACTGCTTGACGAGATCCGCGCCCAGCAACATCGCCGCCACGCCGATCTGGCGACCGCAGCCGAGCGGAAGAACCGACCGGCGCCAGTCAGATGCCTGACCGTTCTGTCGAACACGCGCGGCAAGCCGTGGAGCCTGGACGGGCTGGAACATCAGGTCGTCGACGCCAAGGCCGAGGCCGGGATCGACAAGCACCTGCACGACGCGCGAGGCACGTTCGCCACCCGCCTGCGGAGGGCCGGCCTGACCGCCGCCGAGATCGCCGACATCCTCGGATGGGAAGAGGATCGGGTGCAGCGCCTACTGGCCGTTTACGTGGATCGGGACAGCATCGTCATGGAGATCGCGAACCGCATCCGGCGGAACGAAACGGCGACAGATTCTCCCAACTAA